GACGATGCGTTTACCGCATCATTTGGATATGGTGGATGTAATGATTGTGAGATTTCTAATATAACTCCAACCCCAACACCAACTAACACTGAAACACCAACAAATACTCCAACGAATACTAACACAACAACAATAACTCCTACTCCAACTGTAACCCCTACGAATACTAAATAGAACTATTTAGATATTTATTGTTATACTTAAAATTGTAATATGGAAAATAATAATCAAAATCTAACAATTTGGCAAAGGTTATCCAAAACATTTGGACCGAACTCCTTATTGGGTCAAGATTTACCCACATACTCATTAGATAAAAAAGAGTTACTTAAAACTACAAATAAACAAGAGTATGAAAAGGAAAAATTACAGGCTCAACAATCCATGTATTTATCGGGTCAATGGGCAAAAATTGAAAACAATCTTTATACTCAAGCAATTTACTATGAACCAACACGATTGGCGGCATTTTATGATTATGAATCAATGGAATTTACACCTGAGATATCAACCGCATTAGATATATATGCTGAAGAATCAACAACTCCAAATCAAGATGGTTTTATTTTACAAATATATTCCGAATCAAAAAGGGTAAAAGGTATTTTAACTGATTTATTTAATAATGTATTGGATGTTAATACCAATTTACAGATGTGGACAAGAAATACCTGTAAATATGGTGACAATTTTGTGTATCTAAAATTAGACCCCGAAAAGGGTATTGTTGGTTGTATGCAATTACCAAACATTGAGATTGAACGATTAGAAAGAGGAATGGCAGCAAAATCAGTAAATGCCGAAGTTGACCCAAAAGAAAAAGGGTTAAGATTCAAATGGAAAGTAAAAGACATGGAATTTAATAGTTGGGAGGTTGCTCACTTTAGATTACTTGGTGATGATAGAAAACTACCTTACGGAACTTCCATGTTGGAGAAAGCAAGAAGAATTTGGAAACAATTATTATTATCGGAAGATGCGATGTTAATCTATAGGACATCAAGAGCACCTGAAAGAAGAGTGTTTAAAGTGTTTGTTGGTAATATGGATGATAAAGATGTTGAACCTTACGTACAACGTGTTGCAAACAAATTTAAGCGTGATCAAATCGTTGATAATAAAACAGGAAACGTGGATATGAGATTTAACCAAATGGCTGTGGATCAGGATTATTTTGTTCCTGTACGTGATGTTACACAAACAATGCCGATTGAGACATTACCAGGAGCTCAGAACTTATCTGAAATAGCGGATATTGAATACATCCAAAAGAAATTAGTGACCGCATTACGTGTACCAAAAGCATACTTAGGGTTTGAGGAAGTGGTTGGTGATGGTAAGAACTTATCATTACAAGATATTCGTTTTGCAAGAACTATTAATAAAATACAAAAAGCAATGATTGCAGAAATGAATAAAATTGCAATCATTCACTTATTTATTTTAGGTTTTGAGGATGATCTACAAAACTTTACATTAGGGTTAACCAATCCTTCGAAACAAGCTGATTTATTAATGATTGATGTTTGGAAAGAAAAAGTATTATTATATAAAGATTTAGTGTCAGAAATACCTAATAGTTTGGCCCCAACTTCGGCAACTTGGGCTAAGAAACATATTTTTGGTTTCTCAGATGAGGATATTAAATTAGACACACAACAACAAAGATTAGAAAGAGCGGTTGCCGCTGAATTAGCAAATACCGCAACTGTTATTACACATACAGGTATGTTTGATGTTGTGGATAGATTATATAAATCTAAATCAGGTTCGACAGAAAATCCACCAGCAGGAGGAGCACCTCCATCAGGTGGTGGTGGAGGATCATTCGGAGGTGGAGGATCATTACCTGACTTCGGAGGTGGGGGAGAAACTTCACCTGAACCTCCATTACCACCATTAGGGGGTGAAGAAGTTGGTGGGGCACCTGAAGCTCCAGCGGCACCAGGGGCTCCACCTGAAGAAGAAACTTTACCTGAAGGAAAGAAAAATGATAACTTAAATATCTTACTAGAAAGTGATGATATTTATGGTGATAAGTACATTGATTTATCTAAAGGTAGAAATTCTTTAGGTTCAATTGAAAATGAACTGAGCAAATTATTAAGAGATTGATATTTATAATAAAAAAGATTATGAAATTCGGTAAATTAAAATCAAAAATAGAAAACAAATTAGTTGAATCATACAAAAATGATACAATTAAAACTGATATGTCTAAATTTAACTCTTTGGTGTTAAAGAATAAAAATGTTTCTAAACTTTTTTATCTATATGATGAATTAACAACGAATAAAGGTCTAAATGAATCCATTGCAAACGAATATATTAATCAAAGTATTACCGCTTATGAAAATTCAATAAACAAAATTTCACCAAAAGATTTAAAACCTTTAAATGATTGGGTTGAGGGATCAGAATATGGTAATGAATATGATGTCGTTGATAATTTATTCTCAACGGGTATTACAAAGTTAGAAGAAAAAATTACAAGTAAAAAAACAATTTTGGAAACAATTACAAAATCCCCGAAAGAGAATAAAGAAGTTATTAATGTACCTTTAAAAACTATGGTGGGAATAGCAAACAAAACTATTAGTAATTACGTAAGTAATCTAAGTGAATCTGATCAGAAAAAATTAAAAACTATTTTGTCTTCTAATGAAGATGAATTAAAAGAAAAATATAACTCTTTAAAAGAGAGTGTAATCTCCAAGTTAGAGAAAATCCAAGAGAGTGAGCAAGATAAAGAAGTAGGAAATGCAATCAATGAAACAATTGAAAAAGTTAGTTCTGAATCATTTGATAAGTTGACTTATTTAAAACTACAAGAATTAAATAATAATCTTTAATCGTTACTTTTAATTTTTTGACGATAAATAGCCTTATTAAGGATTTCTCTATTTTTAACAGACCTTTTAGTAAACTCTTTCCTATCATTTAGGTGAGAGTTTTGTCTTGTTTTAATCACCTTACTTTTCAGCTCTTTAAGGGCTCTTTCAATCCCCCCATTTTTGGTTACGTGTACTATTAACATAATATATTTTAAGATTTTATTTTATATTTGATATATATCACAAAATTAACTATTTTTTCATAAAATAAACATTGTATTATGGAAATATCAAATGAAAAAAGGGAAAACCTCAAAACTGAGTGGATTTAGAAACTCAAAAATTACCTACGGAACAGTAGATTCAAAAAATTTCAAGTCATTGTATTTGAACCTCCAAACATGGGCGGAACCAAAAATAGAAGTAGAGAACTGGACAAGGCTCGTATTAAATATGAACCGATCAATTAAACACTCAGTATTCAACCACATAGATAAACAAATGTTTGACGATAAGTTTATTGTGGATATGGATCTAAGAACAAGTGGATTATCACTAAAAAAGAAATCATTTATGAATTTAGAAATTAATCTCTATCTTATTGATGAGGTGGATTTCAAAGATTTAAAACTCAAACGTAAATTAAAGGAAATTGTTAAGGGATTATATAATGACGTATTACATAAGAATGATAATTTCAAATTTTACCTAACAAAAAATGGGAATGTTAAACCAATTAAAGTAAAAACCGAAAAAGTTTAGTATTTATAATAAAAAAATACTATGAGCGGTTATAAAATTTTAGGACCCCAAGATTCGGGTAAAGGTATTCTTATTGAATATGATGCGGGATATATTAATCCTAATGAGGGTCGTAATTTAGATATATTAAAAGAGTCAAGAAATATGCTTGACCACTCTAAACCATTTGAATTTTATGCGGTATTACAGAAGTACAATACCCCTAATAGAAATGGTAGAGTTTATCCTGAGAAAATATTAAAGAGAGAGTCGGAAAACTACAAAAAGATGATTGAAAAGGGAACCGCTCTCTCTGAATTAAATCACCCTGAATCATCATTGATTGATTTGGATCGTGTTTCTCACATTATCACAGAAGTATGGTGGGATGGTAATGTATTGTTAGGTAAAATAAAATTACTTACAAGTCCTGGTTTTCATGAAAGTGGTATTGTTTCCACAAAGGGGGATTTAGCAGCAAACTATTTACGACAAGGAGTTACTTTAGGTATTTCTTCTCGTGGGGTAGGATCACTTAAAAAAGTGGGGGACCAAAATGAAGTACAAGATGACTTTGAATTAATTTGTTTTGACCTTGTATCTTCTCCGTCTACACCGGGGGCTTATTTATTCTTAGATAAAAATGACCGATTAAAATATGAGGAGAATTTAGATGAGGATAAAAAAATGAATTTAGAAAGAGCAACTGGAATGGAATCCTCATCTATTGAGAAAACAAAAAGTTTAATGGATAAATTAAGTTCATTTCTTGACAAATAAAAAAATAAGTTCTATGATTTAATAAAATTAAAAAATTATGGAACAAGGAGAAAAGTATTTTGTGGCTAAAATCACATCAGATTTGTTAGACAGCGAATCAGGAAAGGTTAGAAAAGTTAGAGAAGAGAAGTTAGTTATGGGTTATACCCCTACTGATGTTGAGGCTAAAGTAACCAAAGTATATGAACATTACACAATGGATTGGAGAATTACTTCAATTACAGAAAGTAAAATTGATGAGGTTATCGACTAATTTTTAATTTAATTACATTTTATTAAAATGGGGGTATTTTTTAATATCTCCATTTTTTTTTGCCTCATTGTTATAAAAATGTGAATTTTTTCAATTAACATACTATTTATATTGTAAAAACAACAAAACTATAATGAGCAAAGAAAAATCATTGGTTGAAGATACTTTCTTACAAATGAGAAATTTGGAAGAAGTTATTAACGAAAACGCAAAAGGAATACTTGCTTCTACAATGAAGGAAGAAATCAGATCATTAGTAAAAGAGTCCCTTAACGAGCAAGACGACGACGAGGAGATTGATGTAGATGCTGAGTTTGACGATACTGACGTATCTGATGATGATGTTGATAATTTCGACGACGGAGACGAAGATGGGCTATCTATTGATGCTGACTTCGACGACGAAGACGAAGATGATGACACACTTGACCTAACGGGAGCATCCTCAGAAGACGTTTTAAAAGTTTTCAAGGCTATGGGACCTGAAGATGGTGTCATTGTTAAAAAAGAAGATGATATGATACATTTATCTGATGAAAATAACGATGTTGACTATTTTATCCAATTAAGTGAGTCCGAACAAGAGCAAGATGAAATCGAAATGATGAAAAACGATGAGATTGGAGAATCTTGGATGGAAGAAGAGGATGGTACTACCGAAACAATCTATGAAATCATGTTAGATGAAGAAGATGATGATGATGGTGAAGAATACTCTAAACACTTAGGTGGTGAAATGGAAGAGCGTTATCATATGGGTCGCAGACACCGTAATGACCCTGAAGATGAGGATGAGGATCTTGATTTTGAAACAGATTGGTCTCAATTAGAAGAAGATTTAGATGAGGAATTTGTTATTGAATCAAAATCTAATTTCAAGGCAAAAGGAGTTGGTATGGGTAACGCATCAAAATTCAAATACGACAAAAAACCAAATCAAGGACAAGGTTTCAAAACAAAAATGAAACAAGGAACCAGAGGAGTTGGTATGGGTAAAGCGAAATTTGAATATAAGGAAGGTGAAAACATGGAGAAAGGTAAAAACACAACCGTTAAAAAAATGGAAACCAAAGAAGCGTCTCGTACGTTAGGTAATGGTTCTAATTTTAGAAAAGGTGGTTTACCTAAACCAAGAGCACATTCAAAAGCAAACACGGCAATTAAAAAAGAAAGTGTTGACAATAGAGAATTACAAGTTCTTAGAGAAAAAAATGAAGAGTATAGAAATGCATTAAATGTATTTAGAGACAAATTGAATGAGGTTGCGGTATTCAATTCAAACTTGGCTTACGCTACACGTTTGTTTACAGAACACTCAACTACAAAACAAGAAAAAATCAACATCTTAAAAAGATTTGATAGCGTTGAAACTCTTAAAGAATCTAAAAATTTGTATAGAATTGTAAAAGACGAACTTTCAAACTCAAGTTCTAAGGAAAATAATACAATTAGTGAATCATTTGAACGAACTGTTGAAAAAACTCCATCATCTGGATCTGCAGTTAATTTAATTGAATCTAAAACTTATGAAAATCCTCAATTCTTAAGAATGAAAGATTTAATGTCAAAAATAAAATAAAAAATAAACAAATAAAATAAAAACCAAAAAAATGGGAGCATTATTAGAATCAGGTCTTGTTGGTAACATCGGTTTAAAACACCTTAAAGTTATCAAAGAAGATACTATTAACAAATGGGATAAATTAGGATTCCTTGAAGGTCTTAGAGGCCACCTAAAAGAAAACGTAGCACAGTTGTATGAAAACCAAGCTTCTTTCTTGATTAACGAAGCAACATCTGAAGGTTCTAACGGAGCGTTCGAAACAGTTGTTTTCCCTATCGTAAGAAGAGTTTTCTCTAAATTGTTGGCTAACGATATCGTTTCTGTACAAGCAATGAACTTACCGATCGGTAAATTATTCTACTTTGTACCTCGTATCCAAGGATATAATGGTGGTACTGCAAACGCATCAGGTGACCACTACGCACCAATCGGAGCACCTAACGGACCTACAGCAGGTGGTACAGGTAACTCAGGACCAGGAGCAGGATATCCTGACAATGCAGGAGCATTCGGAAAAAATCTTTACGATTTATTCTACGAAGGTGGTGAGGCAGGTTTAGATCCTCCAGGATTATTTGACTACTCTAAAGGTCGTTGGTCGGCAGTTACTGCAACTACAACTCTTCAAGCATGGTCAAGTGGATCATTAGTTGACGCAACTGTTGCTGGTGGTGTACCGGCAGGAGGAGTTCAAATTGCGGCAGGTAACCAAAGAAAATTAATTATTAAAATGTGTGGTTTTGCTGATACAGGAGCGGGTAAATTAATCGGACCTGATGGAAACGAAATGGATTCAGAATCTTTCCTTTCTGATCTTAAAATCTTTACTAATTTAAGTACATTCTCTTCTTCAACTACTCCTTGTGATGTTGTAGGTGCAGGTGCTGGTGTTGCAGTTCCTCTATTATTTAGAGTTGTTACTCAACAATACGGTAAAGGTATCGTTCAATACGGTAACACTGTGACTACAACTTGGCCAACTGATGGTAACGGTGGTTCATTCAAAAATATCTGTTCTGCAGATGGATGTATCTACTTAGAAGTTGATTTATCTTGTCCAGTATGTGCTGATTGTGATTCTACATCTTTAGATGGTTACACAGGTACTACTATTTTCTCTGCGACTTCTGCAACTTCTTTCGTAGCTGTATTCAGAAGATATGAAGAAATGGAATTCGAAGATAAAATTGGAGAGGTTTCTTTCGATTTAGATTCAGTAACTGTTTCTGTAACCGAAAGAAAATTAAGAGCACAATGGTCTCCTGAGTTAGCTCAAGACGTTGCAGCATTCCATAACATCGACGCTGAGGCTGAGTTAACAGCATTGTTATCTGAGCAAGTAGCAGCAGAGATTGACCGTGAGATCTTACGTGACTTGAGAAAAGGAGCGGCTTGGAACTTACGTTGGGACTACAACGGATGGAGAAGAATTTCTCAAACTACATCTTACACTCAAAAAGATTGGAACCAAACTTTGATTACAGCAATCAACCAATTGTCAGCACAAATCCACAAATCTACATTGAGAGGTGGAGCTAACTGGATCGTTGTATCTTCTGAGGTTTCAGCAATCTTTGATGATTTAGAATACTTCCACGTATCTAACGCATCTCCTGAGCAAGATCAGTATAACATGGGTATCGAAAGAGTTGGTACTTTAGCAGGACGTTACCAAGTGTACCGTGATCCTTACTTCCCACCAAACCAAGTTTTGATTGGACACAAAGGAACATCATTGTTAGACACAGGTTACATCTACGCACCGTATGTACCTCTACAATTGACACCTACAATGTACAACCCATTCAACTTCACACCTATCAAAGGTATTATGACAAGATACGCTAAGAAAATGGTTAACAACCGTTTCTACGGACGTATCACAGTTGATGGAGTTAGAACATTCGACTTGAGAGAATTGAGATAATCAATTAAAAACCGAATACGAAAAAGGTCAGAGAAATCTGACCTTTTTTTATTTATTCATTTTTTGATAATGTTCGTATGGCTTTAGAAATAACTTCGGATTCACCTATGGTGAAAGCACCTCTTTGATGTGCAGATTTAACAGATTCAACCAAATAGTGTATTGCATGGTCTTTATCCATAGTCAATAATATCGCATCTAAATGGCTTTCATTTAATAGATCTATTGACCCAAATAATGTTCCAAATAATTTATTAGTTTCTTCATTTTTTTCCATATTCCTAATATTTATTATAGTAATGATAACCGATAATTTTATAAAGAAAATATTAAGAGAGGCGACTTCGGAAAAGTCAACTAGAGGATCATATGTTTCTCCTTTATTACCTGGATATAGACAATTTGATAAAAATCAAATGGCCCCATTTACAGAATATGTGACTGATTGGGATGACGCATCTTTAGACCATGATAGTTTAGATGGTAAAATGTCAACAGACCCAAAAACAATTAAAAAGAAAGAAAAAATGGCGGAAAAAATTGCCGCTTATATGAAAAATAATCCCGATTCATTTGCGTGGGCTGACGATGCGGGTGTTATGAATGAATTACCGGGAAAAAATACTGACGCAAAACCAATTAAAAATTTTAACACAAAAAAAACCGTAACTAAATTAGATGAATGGGATGAATTAAACAATGATGTTATTTCTGAAGATTTAGCTGTTTGGTTTGGTACAAAGAAGAAACCAAAAGGATCTAAACAACCTAAAGGACCTTGGGTTGATATTTGTCGTAAAGTTGATGGTAAACATCCACCATGCGGAAGACAAGACACATCTAAAGGTTCGTACCCAAAATGTAGAGCTGCAGGTGTTGCAGGTAAAATGAGTGATTCACAAAAAAAGGCCGCTTGTCAACAAAAAAGAAAGGCTGAAAAAAATGACACACAAACAGGAAAGGGTCAAAAACCAGTTATGACTTCATACAAAACAAAAAAGGAATCCGTAGATTCCTTAGTTGATAAAATTTTATTTGAGATTAGAAATACGTTCTAAAACCATATCTAACGAATGTGTTATCCTTGAGTTAACATCACTTTCTGTTTGAGTACGTCTTTTTTCTGTTTCAATATCAAATATGTAAATTAATCTTTGCCAATCTCTTTCAGATAATTTTACATTATAATTAAAAACATGGTTAGTTATTTCAACTCTACCATAATCCATTACAATAAAAATCCCAAATATATTATTTACAATGTATCTTTTTTGAGACATTGGTGCAATCATAAATTCTGAATTAGGATTTGAAATTAACTTTAGACATATCTTAAAACAAGTTTTCTCATAAGAAACTATCTCTTCTTGATATGTTTTCATCATAGATGATCTTTTTGTCCAAAGAATCCATCTAACTTTTATTCTTTTTATTAATTTTTTTATCCACATATTTTTTAATTTATGGTACAAAGATATTTATAAAAATTAAATAAAAAAATTTTTTATTAAATTATTAGCAATAAGTCCCCGAACATTGTTTTTTACCGTCAAGACCCTTAATTTCTCCTTTACATACTTGTATTGCGTGTCCATTAGCATAAGCACTTGGATATACGTCATATTTTGCTTTGGCCGATGCTTTACCTCTAGCACAAAGTGGTGTTCCTGTTTTTTTTCTTCCTTCATTCATCTGATATAAAGCCAATGCTTTATCAGGATCTTTTTCTGTCATCGCCAAATCATCAATAATATCATCTTCTTCTGACATTATCATATCTTTATCATCAATATTCATAGACAATTCCATACCATCTTTTTTTGATTCATTCATAATGAAATCAAAAACTTGATCCATATTGTTTTTTGCTTCTGCAATATGATCTTGAGCCCAATCGTGACCATTTTCTAAAATAGATTCAACCATTTCAGGATCTAAATCTAATAATAAATCACATTGTCTTCTCATTTGCTCTAAATTAGAAAAAAACATATATCTATTTCCTCTATCCTCATTTTCTCTAAGGATTTTTTTAATGATCATACTAAGATCAGATTCTTTTAGTTTAATTATTTTTTTCATAATTTATCCATTTAATCCGTTACCCCCAAGGAGTACCATGTTTAATTGTACCACATCACCACCATCTTGAGAACTCCAAGTTGGATGAGGTGGGTTTACAGATACTACAGTAGAACCGGTGGCTCCCGTAGTACATATTTGAACACAAATCGTTGATAGTGTTCCAGCGCTTATTGTTGTTAATTCTCCGTCTCCCATGACTTTTGTTTTTTATTATTTTTTATTTACGATTTGAAACTTAATCTGTTTCTTATAAGTATTAACCTCACCACTACTTAACACTTTTATATCAATAAAATATTCGTTAGGTATTTTATCTCTTGTATCAAATATAAAGTAATATTCATTAGGGGTTCTATTAATTTTGGTCCAATCTTGTACTTGTACTTCAGTAGAACCTTCTTTCACATAAACTCTATAAGAAGCATCTACTTTAAGTAAAAGTTGATTAGTTGTGTATGCCTTTTTAATGACCACACCTACTTTACGAACATCGGTATTTAATATTTTTTCATCTTGTTTAATACCATAAAAATCAAAACCATAAATTGATGGTTCCTGAGACAATGTACCAATCTGTAAAGATTTCTGTAATGGGTATATTGCAAACTCATTGGTAACATTTGGTAACGGGAATCCATTCAAATAAAGGTTACTCCAAACATCATTAAATAAACAAGGTGTTTTATATCCAATCAGTGGGGGAATAACAACTTCATATATACCTTTTGCTCTACGACAAGTTGTTAAACCTGTTAACCCTGGTATAGCAGTACAAGAAGTATCTCTAATTTCCACAACAGGATCAAAATCCAAATTTTGGAAGTCACCATCTTCATAAACATAAAGATATAATTTGTTAACTTTACCTAATACAAATAAATTTCTATCATCCTCAATTAGGTCATCATAGTTTGTTTGTAAGAAAGGTTCGTAGAATGTTTGAGTATGTCTTGTAAAGAACCCCACAGAATACGTTCCGGTGGTCCCTGAGATGTTTTCTACTTGTGGTAGATAAGCAATACCCCAACCAACCGGATCACTAATAGAACCGTTTAATATTGAGTTGATTTCATTTGTCATATCAAACTCAATATTTTCATCCCCAAACTCAAAGTGTTGGGTATCTATAATTTGTAATTGATTATAATTAAATAATCCCGTATTAGTATTACTATATATTCCAGGTTCTTGCCAACTATCTATTGTTGTGGTTGCTGACCAATTTGATGGTCTATCTGAATAATTTTTATCTTCAAATACCACAGTTGTTGTTGGGATATAATCATACCCAACTCCCTCATCCCAATTTTGTGGGGTACCAGGTATTGTACTATTATTAAGTGGTATTCTAAATAAGAATAAATCAAATGATGTTGCCCTATATCTTCCTTGAGATGTTGACGTATTTAAGAAGTCCTTATCAAAATATGATGTGTTAGTCATATTTAAGGTATGTGTCATTGCTGACGTACATCCTGTTGATACTGTACCATCATTAATTTTTTGAGTTAGTAAACTTAGATCAATATCAAAAATAAATCTGCTAAACCCTCTTGGGTTAACAATACCATCCTCACCATAATATAATTCCATTACAGGGTTTCTACCTGTATTTGTTAGATTATTATATATTATAGTGTTATTCCTACTAAAATATGAATTATTAATTGACATTATACTTTTTTATATAAATATCAATTAATTCGGATATTTTGATTTAGAATGTTATTTTCAGCGTTATTAATTGTTTCTTGAATTTTTCTACCCGAAACTCCCGCATTTGGGTATTCTTTAATTGGTGGTAAGCCAGGGAATGGATGTACGTGTGTTAACATGAAGTCAACTATCTGATTTAATAGATCCATAAGTTCTTCCCCCCTTACCATTGAGTTTGTTTTCTTATATATTTCTATTGCTAATTTAGGTTGGGGGATGCCATAAAGAGTGTCTTTTAAATCTATCTCAAATTTACCTTTGGATTTATTTGTTAATAAATATAATTTGTCACCACCTAATACTGAGTAAGTGACGGGTTGTACTAAATAGTCACGTTTTTCAATATCAATACTTTTAAGTTCAGGTAATATTCCTAATTTTTCGGGAGATCTTTTCCACACTAATCCAAAACCTCTTTCATCATATGCGTAACTTAAAGATACTTTGTTGTTTAGTAACATTACTTTACTTGATTGTAATATATTGGATGATGCGTTTGCTAATGACGCAAATCCTGTGACAATGTATTCATAAGTTGTTTGATCAGGACCATAAAAAAACGGAAACTGATTACTAATCGTTTGATTTGGATACCCTAAAGATGGATCCCAAGAAATCTCACCTTCATTCACTCCTCTTATTAATTCATTAATAATAGTGGAGGCCTCACTTAACGATTTACCTATAAATGTAATTTCGTAAATGGGACTTATTGTTTGACCGGCAAGTAAATCAATACTTTGATTAATAACAGATACTTTGTAATTATCATTATTACCGGGTAATGAATACACACTTACTTTACCATCATATGTTGTGGATACCGAATTTAAATTAGTTACCGACCATTGTACATATGTTTTTGTTGAGATGTCTTCAAACGTTTCTGAGGTAACCGTTTCAGTTCCATTATTAACATTCTCTAATTCAAAACTTGATATCTGTAAGAAACTTCTTAAATCGTTTCTAACTACAGGTATATTATTATTACCTGATGATAATGTTTTACCCGCTCTTATTAAAACTTCATTTTCTTTTACAACAATATCAGCAGTTCCCCTACCTAAAACAGCATTATCTCCCGGTAATGGATAAACACCAGTTAATGAAACATTAACTTTACCTGTTGTTGGATCTATTGGTGAAAATGCTTGTTGTAATTTTTCACCACTCGCTAATACTGATTGGGCGTTATTATAATCTTCTTTTTTATTATTCCATGGACGACTTATTGGTCCTTGAATATAAAATTTGTTTGCATCAATAGGTTCTGCCTTATTGGAATAGAATATATGAACATATTCTCCAACTTGGGGAATTTGATTAAAATAATAAGGTATTAATGGGGTAAAAATTAACGGGTCGTTTTGTTTCCACTTATCGGTTTTTGGGTTAAAGTTTTCAGGATATATAAATGCCTCTACCTCATCTTTAGGTTCAACCCTAATACGACCAATTAATAATGGGTCATCAATATCTTTGACCCTACCAAAAAATATCATTTTATTATTTTCCATTTCTTGATTTATACTCTTTTAATATTTTATTATACGCAAATTCTAATTTATCTAAATGTTCGGTCATTTTTATTAAACTTTCTTTAGTTAATTCAAAATCTTTTTTAACAAATTCCAAGGCAACCACCAAATCTTTATTAGATCTTGTTTTATGTTCTTTAATTATTTCCGCAATCTCACTAGCGGTAACTTTAATATTTTCACTATTGTATTCCATAATTTATAATTTTTTTCCGTAAACTACTTGGGGTATTGTTATACCAATAGGTAAAACACTTAATGGATCCACCGCAATTTGTACCTGACCATTTTTTGTTTCTTCTTCATCAATTGCCCCAATTATTGCATCTGCCGCAGCTAAAAATAAATTTGGACTTCCATCTGGCATAGGTCCTGTGGGTAATCCTAACTCATCAAATTTCTCTATAACTTTTAACATTGCTCTTGTTTTTGAAAACCCCGTTAAAACCCTACTTGCAACCAACAAAGCATATGGTAAAGGTTTTTTTTGTGATTTTAGTGACTTTTCAACTAAACTTAAAACAGATAGTAAATCATCTATTACACTTTTACATTGTCTAAAATCTGTTACCATTTTTGTTATTAATGCAACTAAAGATAAAACCAACAATGATTTTTTTACAATCGATTCATCTTTTATATCCGCCAATATTGATTGAGTTAAAGCAATAATATCGGCCTTTATTATGTCAAAAAGTATCTTTACAAAAAGTGCCATTACTTTAGATGCTAATTGGACTATGTATGTTTTAAATTTTTTCGCAAATTCCATTAAAGAATTAACCGAATCTACAGTGTCCTGACCTAATGATTTAGCCATAATCATTATTGGTAGAATTGTTTTTGGGGATAATATTGTCATTAATAAAGCTCTTGGGTATTCTTTTAGGAAACTAAGATCTAAATTAAGACCCTTCCTTTCAAATGTTTTTGTAATATTTTCTGCCGCATTATTAATTTCATTATTATTATTTGTACCAGGGTTAAATATTAAACTATCCAATGTGTCTAACACCGAATTCACCTCAACAGGTAATTTAACAGACCCACATTCCTCAAATTCAACAACACCTAATTTAATGTCAGAAACTACAGAATCAATATATCTTAAATCAACTTCAGTAAATTCAAAAAATGCATCGTCAACCACATCTGTTTGAGATATTTTTGCAACACCGGAGACATCAATTTCTTTGGTTTCATCAAAACACATCCCAAATATACGTTTCATAACCATTAAAAATTTCGTAAAGTCAATCAGTTTTTTATCACCATCTTTTTTCTCTATTGAGATCGCACCTGTTAATTGATTTATTAAATTTGTGAATAAATACTTATAATCAATTATATCTATTGAGGAATAATAATCTTTGAAGAACTCCGATACTTTATTAGTATTATTTGATCTTGGTTTTAAATCTATTTTAAAAAAGTTACCCACAACCAAGTTACCATTAATATCATTATAATTTTCCACATAAGTTATATCAAATAAGTCCTGAGTAGATGGGCCTTTATAATCAACTCCGGCAAATGACGGTGAAGAATACGGTACGTTAATATTTTGTATTCTATTATACAACTCTTTGTTCATTGAAAATGGAGTTGTATTATATGTTATTGGATCTTTTTCATAAGATACTTTACCAACCATATTAGATGGATCTTCTTTTAAAAGACCAACAAAATCAACGGCTCCCACTTTTATATAAAATGTGCTATTTGCGGGAAACTCTTGTTCTGATTCACACCCAACCGCCTTTACACCTAATTCTGAAACAATATCAAATATTTGAGGTTTTATTTGTTCAATTGCGGTAACAAATGTTTTTTTTAAATATTTTGTTGTTTTTGTGTCTCCACTTTTTTGAGTTAGAAATTTAATTTCTAACATTTGATCAAATTGAGTTTTAAAATCTTTTTGGAATTTTTGTTTTGCCTTTTCTGCGGATGATAATTGTTTATTGGCGAATTTACCAAATTTACTTTCTAAACCACCACCCCAATCTTCAAATGAATCACCAGCTTTCTTTTCAAGTTTTTTAATATCTTTTTTTACTTGATTATACTTTTGTTTTGTGGTTACTTCTTTCTTAATTTTTTTATATCCGTCATCTATATCTAATGGCATAATTATTTCATTTTATAATTTTTATCATCAGAAATATCTTTATGTATTAAATTTTGGATTGTTTCGTCATCAAGATCCATATCGGATAAAGTAAAATCATCTTCTTTTTCCGTTGATTTTTGCCAAATTTGAGCCTGTAATTTTGATAGTGATAATTTTTTCTCAACACAATCATTAATAATTTTTTGTTGTTTTTCAATAACAGGTCCAATAAGAGTCATGTCTTCCGGTTCTTTCATCATTGTCAACATCTTGTTTTGTATTCTAATTGCAGTATTTCTTTGTTCTACTAATTCATTGTAGATTTCCTGCATTAAGGATAACATTGAGTCCTTAGTTAAATTAATTGTTTTTTTACTTGGTCTTGGCATACTTATAAATATTTGTTTTTTTATTTTAACAATTCCTGAACCATTTGAAAGTAAACTTTCTTATATCTTTTAATCGAAGTTCTTATTTCTTTCGTACTTAAATTTGTCATTTCCCTTAATTCAAACAAGATGACATTTTTGTTAAATTTATTATTACTTGTATCTAAAAATATATCATTATAATTTTCAAATATATCATATAACGCTTGTCCTAATTTAACTTCCTGTTCTGTGATTGCTTTCTCGCCCATTGAATCTTTTAGTTTTATTAAAAACTTTTTAATTATTTCTTCTGTTGTAAGAGTGTCGTCATCAATATGATATATCATATCAGGACTATGTTGTAAATCGGCAGATATATCTTCATAGGATATTTTTCTATTGGTTTCTTTTTGATCTTTCATTATTTGACCCATCAAATAATTTTTACAAATAGTACCAAAATAAGAATAGGCCTTTTTTTCTTTTGCCGGTTTAAACTTATCGATTTTTGTCATTAAAAATGAATGTGTGTCTATATGAATTTCCTCAAAATTCATATCTTTCCTATATAACTTATATCGTCTTATAATTGACGATATCATTTTGTCTAAGGGTATTCTTAAATAATTGTTATATATTCTATTTTTCTCATCCATTGTGGTTGCGGTTAGATATTCTCTAACCGCATTTTCCTCAACTTCATCAAAATAATTATTTGATTTTGGTTTTCTACCCTTCTTTTTCGATCCATCAATATTATCTAATACATTTTCATTTTCAGACATTAAATTTCTTGGGGTTCGTAATTTATTTCTCTTTGAGTATTAAAGAAATACTCCTTTTTGGCCGAATCTATCCAAAACTTAACTTCATCTTCGGAAAGACGATCTTCCCCATTTTTATAATTCCAAAAAATAGATCCTTCACGTAAGTTACTGTGTTTATAACCAATTTTTGGTACTGTCATAAATTTAACTGAATTTTGAGTCATTCTTAATAAAAATTCATAACCAAATGTTAATTTAAAATTACTTTTAATCATTCCATATTCCACAAAAAGATCTTTTCTAATTACCATTCCCGCAATTTGGAAATTTTGATATGTGTGTAATGTTTCGTTTGTTAATACCCCCATTTCTTCAGAAATATTAGCCGCAAAAGTGGCTTCATTTGTGAATCCAACAAATACACCTTTGTCGTCAACATCAACAACAATAGGTAAAAATGCCCCAACATTTGGATAGATGTCCATATAGTTTTTAACATTTTTAACCCAAATGTTTGCATATTCATCATCAAATTCAAAAATAGTAATCCAATTAGATGTTGCCAAACTAACACCATGATTAATCTGATCTGCAAAATTTGCTTCTTTTGTCCAAGATTCTAATTTAACATTTAAGTCACCAAAGTCAAAATCTTTTAAAACTTTAGTTAATAAATTTTCATCTGTGTGTACGATAATTAATTCATCAAATTGTTCTTTTTGTACTTTAATAGATTCAATTGCTTTATTTAAATATTCCTCAAAGAAACCAGACACCGCTGATTTAATTGGTAAAATTACTGAGATTGTGTTTTTATTTTTCATATTATTCTATTGTTATAAATTTAGATAATTGGTCTTCAAAATTTTCAAGACGAGTGTTTATCATGTCACTAAATGTTTTAATAACTTCTTCATTGAATTTTGTTAAATCAGTGTAATTAGAAATTGTTTTTTCCATTTCGGTATATAATGCTGGATTTAAATTATCCTCTAACCAATTTTGAACAACGTCCGCAATAACATCAGTCAACATATTAGGGTTATTAATCCAAATACCATTATCTTCGTTCATCCATTCTGGTACTAAATTAGGGACCAAACCAATTACAGGAATTCCCATTTTCATTGATTCCAATGGATATGTTCCAAATCCACTTGTTTGATCTACCCAAACTGATACAAAACTTTCATTCATTGCGTTTGCAAATTCACTTTCAGATAAACCTCTCATATCACGGAATGTAATCCATCTATATTGTGGGAATTTTGAATAAAATGTTTTAATTAAATTAACAGTATCTCTATGTTCTCTAGTGTGAATTGAAATAATTGTTTTTGGTGGGAATTCTTGTTTTTTAAACACATCTGAAATAACAGGTGTAATTACACTAGATGAGATGTTTCTCATAACTGACCCAACATATTCTTTTTGTTTTTCAGAAGTTGTAATACATTTAAAGAAACCTAATTGAGACCATGTTTGACCAGGTTGTAATGTTTCAAATATGTGATCATAAGCTTGACACAACACAACTTTACCACAAGGTAATTTAGTAATTTGGTCCATAACAAAACCAAAAATTTCAGGAATGACAATTAGATCGTCAGGTGAAATTTCTAAGTTACTTCCCTCAATTGCTTTATGTGGTAATTCTGTCATATAGGTATCTCCTAACCAATCTGACACACCAAAGTATTCAGGTTTTTCATGTAAGATGATCGGGTTGTATCCGTCTGTTTTAAGAGCCATTGCCATTTGATAAATGTATCTAATGGATGCTCTTGCATTACCTTTGGTATCTTGTACCACAAAATAAATTCTTGAGGTTTTATCCTTCATATTTTGGATTGACCTCTCTAACTTTGATATTTGTTCTTGATTCATATATTTATAATTTATTTATTATTTTTTTGAATAATAGTGTATTAAACGCAATTTTAAATGGTAGAGATGCTTCTGATGAATTCATCCCTAATTTTTCGTCTATCGTTTCATTTTCTGTCATTATGGTTTCAATTAAATATTTAATTGTTTCATACTTAACAATATGGATATGATTTTCGGTTTCTCCCGTTGTCGTCATATCAGGGACAATTTTAGTATACTCTTCTATTACATCTAAATCAAGGTAATAGTGATCTCCAAATACTTTAAACATTTTCAATAATTTTTGTTAATTTATCTTCAAATTCTGATAATGATTTAATTGTGTGTTCGGATTCAACATTTTTATTAAATTCTGTTTCGTATTTTATCACTATCTTATTAGAAGGTTTATTTAATAATAGGTCAGGATTAGCGGTAAGTAAAATGTCTACACCATTCCACATATCATTTTTTGTTACTTCACTATAAAAAAATACTTTTTCAAGTAAACAACCAAATTTAGATAAGAAAAATAATGAAGATGGTTTTGATCTACCTATTTCGTCCGACACAATCATTAAATCGTATTTATCTCTTAGGTTGTGATAAATATCATTTAAAATATTAAAAGTCATCATTTCTGTAGATGGTGCGTGGCCAAAAAGTTCCATTGTATATTCTTCATACATAAAACTATATAATTCATCTTTAGATGGGAAGGAAAAATGATCTAACAAATTTAACGATGTAACATCACTTAATTTTTCATATTTAAATGGATCGTCTAATAGTGTAACCTCAGTATTACCTGAAAGATCCATTAAATACGTTGGGTTATTAGATTCAATTTCATCAATTAAATGTTTTTCGTAAAGTTGCGTGAACTTACCAATGGTGTCTCTTAACACCCCATTAATCTCAATCCCTATTCTCATCATACTTACTAAGGATTTTACTAATTAATGGATTTCTTACGTTTTTAGCGTCTCTAAAATCATATACTCCAATATCTCTAACATCTTTAAATCTTTGGATTGCATCGTAAAGACCTGATTGTTTTTTGTCTTTATATCTATCAGTTTGTTCAAGGTCACCTGAGATAAAGAATTTACTGTTGAAACCAATTCTTGTTAACAAAAGTTTCATTTGATTTGGTGTTGAATTCTGAGCTTCTTCAAATACTAGTATTGAATTATCAATATTCATCCCTCTCATAAATGCTAACGCAAATACCTCAATAACCTCAGCCTCTTTTAATTTTTCTCTAGCATCTTTACCAATAATTTTATTTAATAGATAGTATGATGGAAAAATGTATGGGTCTAATTTTTCCTCAAGGTTACCCGGTAAAGAACCTAACTTTTCTTCGGCCTCAACCGCAGGTCTTACAATGATAATCTTCTCATATGAGTTATTTGGGTCCATAAGTAAATCAACCGCAGCTTTCATTGCAATGTAACTTTTTCCAACACCCGCAGGTCCTGACGCAACAGTTATCTGATTATTTTTTAATATGTTATAATACTCTTCTTGATGATCAGATAAAAATTTGTTTTTTTGTTTTTTCTTAATAACTGAATTAATAAAGTCCTTTCTTGATATCAAAGGATTTGTTGTTTCTTCAGTTGTCTGAGGTGTTTTTCTTCTTGTTGCCATTAATTTTTATTTATTATTTATTTAAGATATTTAACCAATATTCTATCATTTCGTCCAACATAGTTTCAAATGTATATCTTGGTGACCAATTAGTGAATTCTCTTAATTTTTTTGAGTCGCCTTTAAGATCGTTAAGTTCTTCAGGTCTATAAAATTTCTCATCTTGTTTAATATATTTTGTCCAATCCAATTCTAATTTATTAAAAACGTATTCAACTAGATCTTTAACCGAGTGGGATATACCTGTAGAACACACAAAATCATCCGACTTATCTAATTGTAAAATCATCCACATTGCTTCAACATAATCCTTAGCATGACCCCAATCTCTTGTTGCGTCTAAATTACCCAACTTAAGTTCGTTACTTAACCCTAATTTAATTTTAACGGCTTCTTTGCAAACTTTGTTAGTAACAAAATTTGTACCTCGTCTTGGTGATTCATGGTTGAATAATATTCCGTTAGAGATAAACATCCCATATGAATTTCTATAATTACGGGATATATTATAACTAAAAACTTTAGCACATCCGTAAGGTGAAACAGGGCTCATTGGTGTTGACTCTCTTTGGTAACCGTCTTCATCAATATTATTACCAAACATTTCTGAAGATGATGCCTGATAAATTTTTATTTTTGGGTTAATTAATTTAACCGCCTCTAAAACATTTAATGTTCCTAAGCCAGTTACGTTTGCGGTATATATTGGTTGATCAAAAGATATTCTAACGTGAGATTGTGCCGCTAAATTATATATTTCGTCTGGGTTTATTTCACTTATAATCCTAATTAACGATGAAAGATCGGTTAGGTCGGCATAGTGAAATTTTATTTTTTCAAATACATTATCTAATCTAGATGTTTGATTTTCAGACACTGAATTTCTTTTTAAAGTTCCGTGAACCTCATAACCTTTATCTAAAAGAAATTCGGCTAAATATGAACCATCTTGACCATTTATGCCGGTAATTAATGCTTTTTTCATTTTATTTGTTAAGTAATTTATAGTTTAATTTAGAATTGGACAAAACACAGAAAGAAGATATATTAGATTTTGTACATATAAAATTTTTTGTTTTTGATAATGTAAAAACACCGAATAGTAATTCTTTAATATGGTTATCTATATCTTCAACTGAATTATTAATTTTAAAAAAAGGTAAATTCATATCTTTGGAAGTAAACTCATCATATGTTATAAGTTTGTTTCCATATCTTTGTTTAAATTTATTTGTATCATATATGTTATCGCACATTAAAAAAATATTATCAAAATCATTAAATTCAATTTCATTAAAAATATCATGCATTTTTATAATATTATGGTGGGTACCTATATCGGTTGATCTTCTATGAACCCCAATTGTTGTATTAAAATTAATTTCATGGTGTCTTTTACTAATTAATTCATTTAAAGTTTTATTAGGTATAAAAAACTTATTAATAACTTTTTCACTAATTAACCTAAGATCCTGATTATATTTTTCAAAACCATAACAATCAATATTTAAAATATTTTCAAATGATTCTATATTTTTATAAAGATGGTTATTTATTTTATAATCATTTTCATCTTGTGTTAAATAGATATCATATAAATTTTGATTACCATATCCCGGTATGTTAAATAAATCATGATAATATTTTATATCATCATCCCCATTTAATTTTATGAAGTTTACCATGTTTAAAACAGATTCTGTTAAATAAGAAAATAAACCTCTATACGCCTCTTTAGATCTGGCGGGTTTATACAATCTGTACATTATTAATAATATCACAAATAATATTTATATCTTTAGAAGTTAAATCCTGATGGTTAGGTATGTAAAATCCATACTCATTAATTAATTGACAATTAGGTAATGATACTTCTCCATAATTTTTAATCCACATAGGTTTTTTAGACATATCACCAGCAATTAAAGGTCTAACTTCAATATCATTATCAATTAATTTCTTTATAATGATTTCCCTATTTTTGTTTACAATTGGATATGCAAAATTTGAAATGAAATTATTCTCGGTATCTGTAATGTTTAATTGGTTATCATTTATAGTTGACCTATATAATCGAAAATTTTTATTTCTTTTTTCAGTATAATTATCTAACTTGTCAATCGCTCTTAACCCAATAAATGCTTGTAGATCCGTTGATCTTAGATTAAATCCCGGTAAATAGAATGTATATAGTGAATCAAATTCACTAATTCCATTTTCGTTTCGTAATTTATTTTGGATTCTTTTTGGTAAATCTCTATCCCAACCGTGACTTCTCATCATCAATAATGCATGATAAAAATCTGTGTCGTTAGTGTTTATAAAACCACCTTCAATAGTACTTAAATGATGACCAAAATACATAGAGAAAAATGATGCAAATCCAAAAGACCCTAAATATTTATTTTCATATTTAGATCCCATGCTCTCACATACATCTTCTAACAATATAACATCGTACTTCTCACAAAGATTTATTATTCTTTCCATATCGGGCACTAAACCTAATGGTGAAACCAAAATAAATGATGATGGGGAGTAATCAATAAATAAATTTTCTAAATGAGTTAAGTCACAAGATAGATCCTCTAAATTACAATCACATAATATTGGTTCCATACCCAATAACATTGGTGAGCTCACATCGGTTGCCCAACTTAAACCAGGGACAATAATTTTATTATTTTTTAGACGATTGGTGTGTTGTAATGCCGCTAAAGTTAAAAGTATTGCCGAAGACCCTGAGTTAACATAAACAGAATATTTTGTACCAATTTTTTCGGCCCATTTTGATTCTAGATTCAATGTTAAATCACCTTTAGTTAAACGAGGTATTTCATCTTGTAATAACCATTCACATAGGGATTTTACATCATCTTTATTTATTGTGTCATTAACTAATTTTATCATAATAATTATTATATACTATTTTTATTCCTTCCGTTAATGATAAGGGATTGAAATTAGGTAGTAAAGATTTTAATTTTTCTATGGATACGTCTTTTCTATGTTGTCCATTTGGTTTAGATAAATCCCAATTAATTTCTAAAAATTCTGAATCACATGAATTTAATGCAATATTAGCCATATCTTTAATTGTTAAATTTTCATTTCCTGCAACATTAAAACTATCATAAATTTCATCAGAGATAACATGATAAATTATTTTGGCGAAATCATCGGCAAACATAAATTGTCTTAATGGAGATCCATCTCCAAATAAAGTTATTGATTTTTCACCATTTTGTTTGGCGTCAAATATTTTCTTTACCAATGCCGTTATGAAATGACTATTAGATTCATGATCTTTATCCCCAACACCATATAAATTACATGGAGTTAAGTATTGGTATTTAGTATTATACTGTTTGTTGTACGCATCTATTTGAACCGCTAAACTTCTTTTCGCATATCCGTATGAAAAATTAGTTAACGTTGGCGGACCTAAATGTAAATCTTCCTCTTTCATTGGATATGTCTCCATTACATCAGGAAAAATACAAGTACTTAAAATACCGATAAATCTTTTTACATCCATTTTATATGCGTAATCAACTAATAATGTATTCATCATTACATTTTCAGTATAATACTCCGCGGGTTTATTAATGTTATCTATAATTCCACCAACTTTTGCCGCCAAGTGAATAACGACATCCGGTTTATACTTTAGGTACATATTTCTAACTCCCACTTCAGTAGTTAAATCAAAATCCTTTGATGATAAATAAATTGCCTCAGGTAGATATTTTTTTAAATATTTACCAACTAATCCAGATCCTCCTGTTACTACTATTTTATTCATTTCACTATTTTTTTTATTTCGTTATCAACTCTTTCAAATAAATTACTACCATATTGAGCGGATTTAATAAAATTTTCCTCCACATATTTTAAGTTAGAAAAATATTGATCTTCGGATAAATTGTTAACAACATCAATAATTTCTTCTATTGAATTAACAATTATAAAACCATTAAGGTTAAAATACTTTCCAATATTTGGACATCCCCAATATATAGGAATTGTTCCCGTTCTAAGGCAATCAATTAATTTTTCGGTGAACCAATTTTCAATTTGTAAATTTTCTGTACATATTGAAAACATATAATCTTTTAAAGCGTCCGTCTTATTTTCCACATAATTACAACATCTACCATAAATGTCCATTTTATTACCAATATTATTTATTGTTAAATGTCTTAATTTATGACCTGGCAATTCATTTTTTGAAGATGCGATAATTGAAAGTAATTTATTTTTATCATGTATTTTTTGATCATCTAATGGAATCCAACAATCCCCAAATGGGAAAACAACTGAGTTTGAACACTCATTTAATATTGTCGGGTCACTTGCAATAATAAGATCAAATTTATTTTTATGTTGTATTGGGAAACTTATATTATTTTCTCTTCTAGGTATTACTCCTTGACCCTCAATTTGCCAATAAATTTTATAATCGTAATCATTATGATTATAATGGTCTAAATTAATACCATATTGGTCTACGTATACAATAACTTTTTTTTCTAAATCTCCTAATTTATTTGGAATACCTCCTATTAGAGTTGGTTTAATTTCTTTCATATCACAATCCAGTTTTTACAGTATATATCATTACTGTTTAAATGTTTATTTTTTTCACCAAACCATAATTTTGGTGATATGATTTTTTTATCTTCATTTTTATTTAACCATGCCCCCCACCAAGAAAATGAAGAATTTGCAATAATATTGTTTTTACACATGGACATTAAATATAAATCCTGATAATCATCATTACCCTCAATAAAAGTTTTATTTTTTATAAATGATAAATTTTCTTTACACCAATTTATATCATCCGAAAAAATTAAGTAATGAGAATCCTCACCAATAATTTTAATCGATTCTTTATAATATTCAATTGATTGTGGTGGATGATATTGATTTAATCTAACATAATCACCTCTTCTTACGTGTATAGAACAAGTATTGTGATTTAATATATCACCATATTTTGTTTCGAGTAAATTATTGGTTAAATCATCAATAGAAAAAATGTTAAGTATTTTTTCTTGGTTATTTAAAAAATATTTCTCACTTTGAAAATACCCAACCATTTTTGTGTTATTATTAAATTTTGGTATGGCATTATAATTAAAAGATGGTTCTTTATAATGTGAATAAGATTCATTTAATGGTTGGAAATTTAATTTCCTAAAAATATTATTTTTATAGTTGTTTGGATTTGAATGTACAATTGTAATGTCATTTATATCTAGTATAAAATTTAAATTATCGTCAATTGATTTAGAATATGAAGATGCAATTTGAAATAAATAATTTCCCAATCCACCCATAAGTTTAACACTTACAAATCCCATTATTTTTTATTTAAAAGTTTAATTGGGACACCTACAAAAATTTCAGGGTTATCATCTAATAAAGATTTTACAACTGCACTTTGAGCCCCAAACATTTTATTACTACCAATTGTTAACCTATCTCTTACTATTGATCCTGTACCAAATTCATTCATATCTCCAATATTACAATGTCCTGAAATATGAACACCGGGGTTAGTTGTCACAAAATCACCAATAACTGTGTCATGACCTACTGTTGTATTTAAATTTAATGTCGTATAATTTCCGATACTTATATTTGTAGTTAAAATACATCCGGGTGAGATAATTCCCCCAACACCCAGCTTAATAGTGTTATCTAATATTTTGGCGTCTATATCAACAAAAGTTGGTGCGGGAATTAACCCACTATCTAATGCTTTTTGAACTAAAAGATTTTTTATTTTAGGACTTCCCACCGCAACCGTAAAAAAGTAATTTGAATCAAATTTCCAATCTTTAACAACAGGATATGAAATTCCGGATATTACAATTTCATTTTGACCATCATTAAGATCATTAACAAAAATAAAATTTTTAATCTGAGGTTGAGATCTTTTTATATATAAAAAAAACTCTTTTGCTAAACCGGCCGATCCTAAAATAACTAAAGTTTCCATATTAATTTAAATTTTTATTTGATAATATTACCATCTCAATAATATATTTAATATCATCATTTGTTAAAAACATATGTAATGGTAATGATATTACTTGTTCGGATAATTTATGTGAGTTTGGGCAAGAACCGTAATTACTTTTATACATTTTATATAACATATTGTCTCTATAATGTACTCCAGGGTAAATACCATATCCATTTAAGAGTTCCATCATTTTATTTCTATTGTTAACAACAATTTGAAATAAATGTCTTGAAGGTTTAATGCAATCTTTGTGGGTAGAAATAAATTTAATATCTGTGTTTTTAAATCCTTCTTCATACATTTTACAAATTTCTCGTCTACGTGAATTATCTTCTTCTAAATATTTTAAACCTACTAAGGCCATTGATGCCATAATAGAATTACCGTGATATTTAAATCCAACATCAACTAAATCATATTCCCATTTATATGTTCCTTTATCATTAGATCTTTGATATGTATCCTTATCTATACCAAGCCAAGATAATTTTCGTACTAATGTATCGTAATCCTCATTTTTAAAACAGATCATTCCTGAATCCGCCGTAGGTAAATTTTTTACTGATTGGAAACTAAAAACTGACACGTCAACATTATGACCTACGTGTTTTACTTCTCCATCTATATTCATAAATGTCCCAGCCATATGAGCTCCATCAAGTATTAATTTAAGTTTTTTTCTTTTACATAAATTAATAATTTCATTTAATTGACCGGTATTACCTCCTATACCGACAAAAATAACCGCCTTTGTTTTCTTAGTTATTAAACTTTCAACCGATTTTGGATCTAAACATAAGTTATCATCAACATCCGCAAAAATAGGATTTAGATTTTCATAATTTATTGCGTGATTTGTGGAAACAAATGTCATAGGTGTTGTGATGATTTCATCACCATCATTCCATTTATTTGAATCTTTAAGTATTTTAATTGCCAAGTGAAGCCCAGATGTGTTTGAGTTTATAAAATGGGCGTGAGGTAGTTCAGTATATTCTTTCCATTTGGATTCAATCTCAACGGTTTTGAATCCAAGACCTGTCCATCCTTTATCTAAACATTCTGTTATATGTTCAATAATTTCATCATTTCTGAATTTAGGTACAAATAAATTTAAATTTTTCATAGTTTATATTTTTTATAACAATAATCTTTATCTTTTAAAATCATAGATTTACTATCATTTATTAGTTTAGTGCTCAAATTATGGTCCCCCATAACAATAATAATATTATGATCATTAACAACTCCCGGATATCCATATTTAATAAATAACCGATACCATAACTCACAATCAATCATATATGTAACATCCACATCAATTAGCTCTCCCTTTGGAATCAATCCAACGCTAGGACATCCTATTGTATTTATACCGTCCAATAAATGAATTCCATTTCCATTTATTCTTGGTATTTTTGGGTTATAAAAAATATCAGTTCCCGATTTTAAATGTGTAAAACCATTAAGGACCCACTTATGGGTTTTAGTTAACAACATCATATTTCTTAAAACAGAATTATTATTAAAATAATCATCTTGATTCATTATTTTAATAAATTCCCCACTTGAATTTAAAATTGCATTATTTGTATTGTGTGCGGGATATCCAATATTGTTTGAGTTTTTAATGTATTTTATTTTATCACTTTTAAAATTATAAATTAAATTTTTTACATTGTCACCAGGTGAATGATCTGATACAATAATTTCATAGTCATTATAATCTTGAGATATACAAGATTGTATATTTTTACTTAATAAATGTAGGTTACTGCCATCACTATCATATGATGGTATACAAATTGAAACTTTCATAATTATTTTATTAACCATTTATAATCAGTTACTCTATTTTCAATATCACTAAAACTAACTCTCTGAGTTGCAATCATAGGATAAAATGAATAGACGTTTAACGTATTTTGTAACTCAACATAAATAACATCAAGAGCATTATCACGTTTTTTTATTCTATCATACACTTTACTAATTGATTTACCATTAATTGCAACACAATGAGTACTATATGTTTTATGTAATTTACAAACTTTTTCATTAACTATAATTGGGGGTTTTACATTCATGTGAGTATTATGGTTGCCCCCAAAATATAACATATCCCAATCATCGGGTAACATTTTAAAATAATCTTCCATATCAATAACTTGATGGTTAAATTCAACATCATCTTCTAAAATTAATATTGATTTATAATTATTTTCTAACGCTTCTTCTAGTATTTTCATATTAGTTAAAACTAATGCCAATCTTGATGGTGTAACAAACCCTGATATGACCTGTGGTAATTCTTTACCGTCAACAGCATTAAATTGATTAATATTTGTTAATCCGTATTTATTAAACTCTATAAGACATTCTTCCCATCTATCAGATCTTCTTTCTAAATTAATGCAAAATGTTTTATCAAAAAAATCAGTTATTTTCATTTTTAAATATATTATTTTTAGACATTATATATTCATATAATTCTTTCGTATTTTTATTTGCTTCTGTTGACACGGTCCCATCTTTTTCGTGGTGATAGTAGGTAAACAATGGTTTTGGTATTCTTTTACCAACAAAACCATTATTCATCATTCTAACCCATAAATCATAATCTTCCCATCCTTTCATTTCCTCATCATATCCTCCACACATTTCAAAAGATTCTCTTGTAAACATTGAACAATTAACAATAAATGGACCTTGTATTAATCTTTCTTTTGACCATTCAGGTCTATTCTCAACCCCACTTATTTGACCAACATGATTTGTATCACAATATACAGGACTAATTTTTTTATCTTTTCTAATAATATTAACACAAGTTTGAATATATTCTGCGGAGATCATGTCATCAGAATCTAATGGTAAAATATATTCTCCATTTGAATTTTTTATTCCGTTATTTCTTGCGTTTGCCGGACCACCATTTTCTTGATTAATAATTTTTATATTAGGGTGGTTAGATAGAGAATTTAATTTATTTATAATATATTCATCTGTAGACCCATCATTAACAATGATTAGTTCAAAGTTTTTATAAGTTGAGTTGAATACCGACTCAATAGATTTTTGAAACATTTTTCCATAATTATAAACTGGCATAATTACAGAGACCAAAGGAAGTTTTTTGTTTTGGGGATTAACCGGTAGGTTATTCTCTAAAATATTAGGTAAGTGATCCTTATAATTTTCAATAAACTTTTCTCTATTTTTATTCCATTGATCGTTCGTCATACCTATTGATAGGTGAGTAATTGGGATATTTGAAACTACACCAACCTTAACTCCGTTAATATGATTTTCAAATGAAAATGTGGTATCATAAAAGTGAAACCCCTCAACTTCTTCATTGAATGTTGTAAATATTTTTTTCTTATTTATCATCATAAAAACACCATCAATAATAACGGTGTCAATAACTTTGTTTCCAAAAGGATCGTTATATGATGATAACCATTTTTTACCATTATGTTTGTGGTAAACCTGACCAACCATTTCAGAAGTAATTTCCCACCACATACCAGTAGAAGGATAGTATCTTGTTCCCGCAACTCCAAGAACCCCAAATTCAGGTCTCTTTGTGAAATGTTCAATAACTCTTTTTGCCCAATATGGTTTTTCAAATATTATATCGTCATGACATAAAACAACAATATCATTTAAACTTTCGGACAAAATTTCATTATAAGTTGCAGATAAACATTTATCACCATTATTAATTTTCTCAATGATTTGGACATTGTCTAAACCACAAGTTTCTTTTATGTGACTTATAAAATTTGGTTTTGTTGATTTTGTACTATATCCAATCGTAATCATATTCCTGTACTTCCAAACCCTTTATCCTCTCTATCTTTCGAGGTAACATTATCCACTTCAGTTAATTCAATCCATTTACCACAAACTACAGGTGTCATAACTGCTTGAGCAATTTTCTGACCTTGTTTAATTTCTACGGGATTACTAGTCGTGTTAAACATTATAACTTTTATTTCACCAGTATATCCTTGATCTACAGTGCCGGGAGAATTTAAAACCATCAATCCTTGATTTAATGCCAAACCACTTTTTGATCTAACTTGTATTTCATAATTTTCAGGTATATCAAAATGTATTCCCGTTGGGATCAAACCTCTACCAAAAGGTTTTAATGTGATTGATTCGGTAGAAAATAAATCCATTCCCGAATCTGTTTGGTATGCGTATGATGGGGATGTTGATCCTGAATTAGATTTACTATAATGTAATTTAATTGTGGGTTGCATGGATTCCATTGCTCTTTCCAATTCCTCAACATCTAAACCAAATTCTTGGATTATGGAATCATAATCAATTTCTATTTCACCATCATCATCTAACGCTGCCTCAAGAGTACTAACTCGTTTGAGCATTTCCTCAAACTCATCAACTTTATTATCGTTCATTATTTTAATTGTTTTAATTTTATGATTGCATCAATCAGAACCTCAACATCTCGTTCACAGTATTCCCCAATTTCTTTTAACATACCTTTGTTCCAATAACAATCATGAACTTTATCTCCCGTTACTTCCCCACCTTTTGGTGTTGGAATATCTAACGCCGAACACATTAAGTCCAATGATCCGATTGCGGTATATGCACCATATTGCCAAACATCTTTAGTATCAATTGCTTTGATCTCCCAAGGTTTAGTATCATATGATGGTAAAATTGATGATGGTTTTAATCCATTAATAATCATACGTTTAGCAATCATTGGAATATCAAAATTCTTTAAGTTATGACCACATAAATGGAAATCTAATTTACCACAACGATTTAACAATGTTTGAAGTTCACTTAAAAGTGTTTCTTCATTATCGTTTGAGAATGTTTGTTTTTTAACTTCATTCTTATCTGTTACGAAAGCAACACTCACACAAACAATTTTAGCAAATTCAGGGACCAATGCGGTTCTTGTTGAGAAGATTAAATTCTTTCTTTCGTTTTCATTCTTACCAATCAATTGGTCTTCCGGAAATCTTTTTAAGAACCAATCAAAGTATTTGTCAAATTGTTCACCTAATCTTGGATATTCTTTTACACAAGTGTCATAATCTTTTGATATTCCAACTGTTTCAATATCAAGGAATAAAATTTTTGTAATTGGTACGTTAATCATTTTTTATTTAATTAAGGATTTGTAAAATTCTGCTCTTTCTTTTGTTACGTTATTAAGATCGTATCTATCTTTAACTGTTTCATATAATCGTTCACCCAAATCAACTATCATACTTGGGTTTTCTACTAATTTTTTTATATTTTTTGCCCAATCACTATGGTTGTTTGATTCATTTACTAATAATGCATTTCCATCCGTAAATTGACCTTGGTGTAATGCGTGTTTCAAATCAATCGTATATGGACCCACATTAGAAGCAATTAATGCTTTCTTATAGAATCCTGCCTCAATAACTTTTAATTGAGATTTCATTCTATTGAATATGTGGTTTTGGATTGGGGCCAATGAGATATCAAATTTAGCGTAGTTTTTTGCGTAAGTTGTAACAGGTCTTGTCCATACTCTTACATAGTTTTCATTTTCCCACCCAAAAAATTCTTTTTCTTCAAACTTACTTAAGAATTCCTTATATTTTGGTGTTACAATTTTATAATTGTCGGTGAAAATTTCTTCATATCTTGCCCAAACAGTTTCCTCAGGTTTAATTGCTCTTTGTGTCTGTTGACCTGTTTCCTTATTAATTTCCGTAACCGTACCTCTTGTATCAAAACCACAAACATAATATTGTAATTTATCTTGTAGTGGAGATAATTTTGAAACAAACCCACTCATCAATTTTAAATCGTGAAGGTGAGATGACCCACCTAACCAACCAACTCTTATTTTGTCAGATGATAATGTTTGTTCATTGAACTGTGGATCTTTCGGGTTAATGGCGTTAGCAAATACCTCAACATTTTTATTATATTTTCTAATCTCATCTGCAAATAATTTAGTTGTAGTTGTAACATAAGATGCAACCTTTAAATTATCCATAATTTTTTGATGAATTTTATTTTGTATAATTAATTGGTGTATTGGGTGTTCTTTTGTCGGTAACCAATAATCATCAATATCAACAATTACTATAATACCATTTGATTTTAACCACTCAATCAATTTTGGTGTCTCTTCATACGTCTGCCCAATATTTCTATGTACGTGTACAATTTGATATTTTTTCCAATAGTTTTGATCCATAACTTTTGGTTCGTAGTCAATGTCTATATGAAAATCTTCAGGATACATATTTTGTAACATAACATGGGGGTCAACTGACCTAAACTTTCCTACACCAGATTTGTCACTTGGGAGAACTAATACATTAATTTTTGTCATAATAAAATATAAATTTATTAGAAATATAATCAATTAATAGATTAATATCAACCCCAAAAATAAAAAACCCCAAACTCAAAGAGAATGGGGAAATAAATTAAATTATGAATTGTTTTATTTGGAAACTTTTTTAACTCTAACAATCTTACCCTCAAAGATATGGTCACCAACTCTGAATTTAAAAAGATCATTACTTTTTGATTCTGATTCAACAAGTAGACCGTTCTCTTTTAAAACTTCTTCCATTGTTTCTCTAATAATATTTTTTAAATTATTGTTGGTTGGGATACTTTCGTTAATTTGTTGTTGTGGTTTACGTTGTTGAATGGTGTCTCCCTTCGCATTTGTATTCATTAATCTTGATGCCTTTTCAACTAGTTCATTAGATAAAACAGAACCCGTGGAAACACCCATATTTGGTTGTTGTATTGGATGTTCCATCATTAATTTTTTAATTTCATCGGGTAATCTTGAATTAAGAATTCTATCTGATGTTGGTAATTCTGTATTAATTTTAGTTGGTGCCGTATTTGTTTCTGATAACAAATCGGGTGGTAAATTATAATTGGCTTGTACTGGTGAAAATTCTTCTACCATAGGTGAAGACAATACATTACCTTGAGTTTGATTTCTGCTCATACCATTATGTTTATCCATAATTTGTTTAGAAATCATTAATTTTTGTATTAAATCTTGTTCTGCTCCCATTTTTTATTTTATATTATTTATTACTAAATCTTGTGACTGACGAATTAAATCTTGTATTTGACTTCTGAAGTTATCTCTATCTTCGGGTGTTAATTTTCTATTTAATCTTCTTTCTAATTCTTGATAAATTTGTCTATAAGATTCTGCCGCCTTAGATAGATCAACATTTACCAAATATTCTTCTCCTTCTTTTTGAATAATATTGTTTATCATTGAATTAACAACAGTAGCAACAATATCATTTATTGAGCTTTCTATTGTTGGTTCCACTCCTTCATCAAAAACAGCGTTAATAATAACTCTGTTCATACTTCTGTCACCTCTTGGGTTATATCCGGGTCTTGGTGAATCAAAATTTTCACCTGATGGTTTGTAAGTTAATATCTTATCTAACCTAAATAATCTCCATCCCGGTAAAGGTTGTTCTCCTTTATATGCGGTGTGAGACGCTCCTTCTAAATCCCAAGCCCTTAAAACAGGGTTATCGGCTTTACTATACCCAAAACATACAGGTTCAATTAAACGCAAACCTTTACCTCCTGGTTCATCACCATCATAGTACACCACAATTTTTTGTTTCTTTTTAATTGTGTCTGTAACTGAATTAACGGCAACTACCTCAAGAATAATATCTTTTAAAGTATTGTAAAGTTTCATTACGCCGAAGGAGTTGTATATGGTTTGTTAGCTTGATATTCATTTACTTTAATACCATTTTTTCTCTCAAGGGCATCTATTGAAGATCCTCCATTAACGGTATCTAAAAATACACCAGTACCTTTTCCTAATTCATCACCATCGGCAATTGCATCAGGGTTAGTTGAAGAGTATTTATTCGTATCTTTATAATCATTCTTTGGGAATAATTTTGATCTTTGTTGTACGGCAATTTGAGACAACTCATTATCCGGTTGACTAAAATTAAGTGGTTCTGTAACTGGCATATTAAATTATTTTTTTCATTATGTCGTTTATCCTTCTTAAGGCTTCTGTGATTTTTATATCATCATTCACATCTTTATGTGATTTCACATCTCTATTCATATTTGACAACCATCCCATGTCATCAATAAGATCGTCATTAACATCGTCAGGCATAACATCATTTGTTATTTCGGGAGTTGTTGTTCCTCTTCTTAAACCATCTATTGTTTGAGTTACCCAACTTCTCATATAATCACCACCATTTAAAATATATGGTGCGGATTCTTTTTCTCCGTCATAATAGTTAAACCAATTTTCAATTCTTTCTAATTGTTGGAAAGACGCTTGTCCTCTATCTCTTAAAAATTCATTTCTTTTATGACCTTCTACTGAAGCGTCAGAATTAGGTACCTGATCAAAACATTGTCCTAGATATTCTAAAAGTTCTTTAGGTAGTGGTATCATTTTACCGTATAATTCCTTATTCACTTTGTCTAAAATGTTTAAATAGTTTATTCAATGATATACCTTCTTTTTCTGCAATTTTTTTAATTGATTCAATGTTTCTCATTAATATTTTACTAATTGGAGATTTATCCTCATCCTCTTCTTCTTTTGTTTTTTTTACGAAATCATTATCGTTACTTTTTTTACCAACTATTATTTCATCAATCATTTTGGTCATCTTTTGTTTTTCTAATTCGGCCAATCTTCTTTTAGTGAAACAATCTTCACATTCACCGTGTTCCTTTTCATCTTCTAGTTGATCGTCTAACTCAGGATCAAAACCTAAAACTTCCAATCTTTCATGTCTTTCACAATCATCTTCTATCCCTAAATCAATTAATACTTCATCCGCTTTCTCATATGTTGAAACATCTTCTGTTTCATCATAAGCAAACGTAGGTTTCAAATTATATTCATCTAACATTTTTTCATCATCTTTTTCTTCAGATTCACCATAGTAAACTCTATAACCTCTAACGGCAGGGTTATTTGTTTGTCTTGTGGCAATAACCGTTTGGTCCATTGTTTTTCTTGGATGCATGCCTAAATCTAACATTGGTGTTGATTTTCCAATCATAGACCCATCAGAATTTACTAATTCATCAATCTCACCTCCCGATTTTTTTTCTTTGTGTTTTTCAGGAATTTTACTATTTAATTTAATTCCTAATTTTTTACTTAGTTCAACAATAAATGGAGTGGCGATGGTAGCACCGGGTAAAATTTGAATAACAATTAAAGGAATTAATTTTAAAAGGTCTTGTGATTGATCTTTTATAAATTGTACATCCTCATTATCTAATTTAAACTTTTTATCCTTTTTATACTCTTTCGCCGCTGACATCAATATCTTAACCAACAATCTAGTTTCTTTCGCCTCACTAGTTGCCGCGTTTTTGTATTTTTTAAGTTCGTCAGTAATTTTACTCATCATAAGTATTTTTTACAATAAATACTTCGTTTGCTGTATTTATTAAAAAAAAGATGGCACAACAGAACATTAATCAATATGTGTACTCGAAACTAAAAATAAGTTTTGCGTTGGATTCGTCAGATATGTCTTTAGCGTCTGATGAGGTGGACTACAACCAAGAGGTTGTGTTTTCCCCGTATCTTATTGCACAAACATATGGTAATAGATTACCTGTTTATTATGATTTAAATAGTTCAAACACCAGACAAAATTTAACACTCACTTATGGTCAATATGATTTTAGAAATTTAGTTGTTTCTGAAAACTATTATAACCCCGATAATTTAGATCTTACTTGTTTTAGTGCTCAAAGTGCTTGTGATATAGGTTTAGTCGGAATGGACAATGGTTTGGTAACATCTTTAGTTGGTCAAACAATCACATTTACTAATGGATTATTTAATCAAACTGAAAAATTCCAAAGAACTTATTTTGATAGAAGAATGAAGATGTTCCAAGTTACGGGATATACTTCGCAATATAATAGATTTTCAGGTATCTCTAAAACTACATTATATGAAATAGAAAGTGCAACAGAACCAAATGTTGGAAAGTTTCATAAGTTATATGGTGGGTTTTATCAAGGGTTTTACAAATTATTTGGTTATGATTATGAAGTTTTACCTGAAAGAACCAACAAGGGTTGGTCAGTTGAAATGTTATTGAAACCGAGAATTTTAAACGACAAAATTATTTCAACGGGAGAAACAACACTTAATGAAATTTATCCCGATAATAAAAATACTTTTTTCTATTTAGGTACGAGAGCGGAAAATAAATTTTATCATCACGCTGATGGTCACCCAAAATGTTTCACGGGATATACAAGAGTTACTTCTGATTTAGCAGATTGTTTAGTAACTTGTGCTTGTTGTAATACAGGAGTAACAAATAGTAGATGTATATTTGTATATCCACCAAGATCTGTTGATGGAATTCATGATTACCACCTTAATTATGGATGTGACGTTTGTAAAGAACAAAAACGTTATTGTGGTTGTGATTGTGGTGAGGAACCTTGCGGTACTTGTGGATGGGAATGTAAAACTCACCCATGTGCATTAATAACAGGTGTTACACCAACACCAATGCCAATTGTACCATTATTGTGTAAACCATGTGAACCAAGTCCTACCCCAACACCTACCCCAACACCTACACCTATTTATTGTGAAACCACACCGGTATGTGAACATGAATGTCCTGATTGTGATACGTGTGATGAATGTATCGATTGTATTACTTGTGCAACCACAGGGTATACCTCAATAGAAGATACTTGTGAAAAAGATCCTTTATGGGATTCATTGTCTAACGCATTTTCTGTTAAATTTTCAGGGGATCCAAGAAACCCAAGAATATGTGTAAAAGCATTAAGATTTACCGGTGACTGTGTTACAACAGGAAGTTGTGCTACAACAGGTATAACACATATGACAGGATACACAATCGACACATATTGCTCTCCAAATGGGATATATGATTATTGTTTAACAAAATGTAATGAATTTTTTGATGTTGAAAAATGGTTGATGGTTGATGTCGTTTGGAGACGTTATACTTGGTTAGATACTTGTGATCTACAATGGAGAGGAGGGTTAGGAGATATAACAGAAATAAAATATTTGGATTCATTAGTAAATGATACCACAAAATTAATAAAACCTCCGTACACTCACGAAAATTGTAGTATTGATCCTGAACAAATAGAATTAGTAAAGCTTAACCAAAAATGGTTAAATGATTTAGAGTTTAGAATGGGTAGATTAAAAATCTACGTAAATGGAAAACCTTTCTTTACGATTGAAAACTTTGAGGAAATTATACCAAGACCATTAGATACTGATAAAGAAAGACAAATTGGTGTACCTTTTAATATATCTTGGGGTGGGGGAACTCAAGGGTTACGAGAAAATTTAGTTTTCTCATCTTGTACTTTACCTTACACTGATTATATTCAAGACCCCGAATTATTCCCACCGAATGTTCTTAGTGGGACAACATTGGCAGGAATGAGAACTAATATATTATTAGAACAAAATTTTGGTGGTACTTTTGAAGGTGGCATTTCACAATTCAGAATGTATATTGATCCATTAGATGCGTCTGAAGTAAAACACAATTTCAAAATATTAAAAGACAGATTCAATATGTTCGACCCTGACTGCCCTGATTGTAATACTTACATTTGTCCTGTGGATAATTTTATTTCAGATATTATTATAACACCAACACCAACCCCAACAAATACTCAAATTGTTAGCCCAACCCCAACAAAAACACCAACTAATACTCCAACTCCAACAATTACACTATCACCAAACAACACAAATAATTTATGTGGACCACCATGTGGGTTAGGGTTTGACACATATAGTTCAAATACGGTTGGTCAATTAGTTGTGGGTAGTATAACAGGTGGTTGTGGTTCTATTACATCATATGTTATTTATTGGTACGATTCTTTAGGTAATATCCAACTTGTAAGTGGATTTGGACCTTTGATTGCTGGTTTCACACCATACACTGTTACACACCCATTAACAGGTGCAGGATCGCCACCTTTACCGGCCGGACAATATACCCCAGTTCTTCAAGCAATTATAATTAATGGTATAACATATACTTCAACAGGGGCAAGTGGTACAACAGAGGCCAATTTGGATTGTTTTACTAATCTTGATATAACAGTACAATCTTTTAGTTGTGAAAATTGTACAGAAGTTGGTCATTATAAGTGTAGAAAATCATATATTACCTCTCCAGGTTCTTTAGTTCCCGCTGGTACTTTATCCACAACATTTGCTTTGGATCCTACACAACCTTATTTTGCATATGCATTCAAAGGTGAGTCAATTCCTGACACATTAAAAATAACATTTGTAAACCAAGACGGAACTAACTATAATAGTCCTATTGTTGTTGAATATTTAACAACCGGTCAATCTGTTCCGGGAGACAGTGACTTATCTGTTAATACAATACCTAAACGTTTAGAAACGGGTCAAGCCCCATCCTATTATGCAAAACCAATCAATTTGAGTAATTTCGTTATTAATAATGGTGATTATTTAATATTAGAAGTAATACCAAATTCAGGTATAACACAAACTAGTTGGGATTTATATTTTACTTGTTTAGAAAGTTTTGACTGTGATACTTGTTTATCAACTAATACACCTTTCAAAATATCGGCATCAACACTTACTTTTTCTGCGGATCCAATTTGTAATATTTTAAATGTAAAAGGTACGGTTATTGGTTGTCCTTCATACGATAACGAAGACATTTTCAAATTCATGCATTCCGTAACAAATCAATACTTACCAACATTTAATAGTTCAGACGGTACCGCATATTATCCATACTCAACTTACTACGCTCTTGGAGGTTTTAATGGTAATAATTTTACCTCATTTAACCCGAACTGTAGTGGTGTTGGTTATGGTCCACCATCAAATTGTCAGGCAACAGGTAATACCATTAATGTCACAAAAGTAGGATCAATAATAACAATAACTTGTTCATCTATAAGTGATCGTGACGTTTATTATAACAGTTATATATCAACGTATAATTCAACAGGTTGGTCACCTACCCCACCTTTACCAACAACAATTCAATATTATACATACATTGTATTCCGACATATTATTCCTTTATCATCAATAAGTACTTGTGGTGATAATCAATATACTGTTACCAATTATAATATACACCCAACCTCAGTTGTAACCACAGGAGGTGGTCCGGGAGCATACACAATGACAATTAATTTGGCAAATATAACAAATCAATATCCATTAAACAATTGTAATAATTGTTATGCAATTACTGATTCTTACACCCAAATAATAAACAATTCTGTTTCTTCACCAAATATAAATACCACCACAAACAATGGGTTAAGGTTTGACAATCCATTTGCTAATTACGTAAAAATTAATAGTTATACCCCATCACAACCTTTGGGTTATTTTGGTGGGGCGGGTTTAAGCATACCATATTATTCAACACAAACAATACCATATTCAGGAAACCCTCTTACGGTTATACCAAGTTTATCGGCAACTACTTGTGATTTTGGTTGGATGGATTTTGTGAATTTTATAAATCCAAATGGGTTAAAAGAGGTACAATATTTCACTAAAAGTTTTGGGTCATATTGGATACAACCTACCGACCCTAATAACCCAACATATTTTAACTTATGGGACTCATGGCCAAGTGGTACTTTAATATATGAGGTTAACGCATCTTTCCCTAATGGAAATATTGTTGATCCGAATTATTTCATATAAAATAATTCAGGAATGTATTTATATGTAAACGAAGATGAGTCAAACCATATTAATAAGTAGTATTACATTCAATGGTCAAATTGCAACCATTTTATTCAAACCTGATAATGACAATGTTGTTATTAATTTGGGTAATCATCTTTTACCATATTTGTTTGATTCATCATTATTAAATCCACCAAGAGAAATATATGGTACGTACACAATTTTAGTTTTAGGTACTGATGGAAGTTGTAATACGGATTGTCCGAATATAATGCAAGTTGTTAGACCTACACCTACACCAACACCGACTCCTACAATTACAAGAACACAAACACCATCAGTTACTCCAACTGTGACACCTACTTTAACCGTTGATCCATGTAAAATACCAACCCCAACTCCAACAACTACATCAACACCAACAATAACTCCAACTAATACTCCGACACCAAGTGAAACTTGTACAAACCCATGTGGATGTCCTCAACCAAGTAAAACTCCAACTCCAACCAAAACACCGAAAATAAGTCCTACACCAACATCTGGATTATGTTATCCAACACCAACATCCACTCAAACACCTACACCGACCTTATCATTCCCTTTTGCAACTCCAACAAATACACCAACAAATACAAACACTCCAACTAAAACCGCGACTTTAACACCAACAAATACACCGCCATCGCCAACACCAACATCAACACCTATTTGTCCGTCTTGTACAACCGCCGGATTGTTACCACAATCGGGTAATTCCGTAACATATAATGGTGTAACAATTTACGCCTCAAGTACCGGTTGTGTTAGATCGTACCCAAATTCTGGTCTTGGGATGGGGTGTCCACTCCCTCCCCCTATTTCAAGTATTAACACTATTTGGTTAGGAAATTGCACCCCCGGTCCTGTCGGTCCATTTACATATACATTATCGTTCAGTGTACCTGTAAATGATATTGTAATAAGATTATATGGATACGATTCTGGTACAACAATTGTAGAATCATTTACATTTACAACAAATACCGGTAGTGGGATTCCCTCAATATCATCTTGTAACTATTGTTGCGCAATTATTAGCGGTAATACAATAACGGCAGCATATACTTCACCAACTTGCTCTCCTTTTACCCCTTTAGGTACCGCCGGAAATGGTATTTTTAAAATATCTAATTCAACCTCTTTCACAACATTAACCGTTGTGGGTCCCGGAGGACTTGGTGGTACTTATATGGATATATGTACAGATTCAATTCAACCATCAATACCTGTATTGTCATGTAATTCAAGTGTTGTACCTCCAACAACAATAAATGGAATAACAATAACCGATTCGTTTACCGGTTCAGTTGGATTACACGCAAATCCATTTACTAGTTGTGGTAATGTTACAACTCCCGCAAATTCAAGATGGTTAGGTCAAAATGGTCCATTTAGTTATACAATGAATTTTAGTTCTCCTGTAAATAATATTACAATATTTTTAACGGCAACAGGACAACTTAACAATGAAAATTTTGTTTTCACTACTAATACAGGTACGGGAATACCAACAATTTCATCACCATCAAGTTGTTTTACGACAATATCAGGAAATCAAATTCTTTCCGGTGCGGGAGCTCCTATTACCGGAGGTGGGGGTAAATTCTTAATACAAAATTCTGTCAACTTTACATCACTTACAATAACAGGTAGTGGTGTTAGTAGCGGTTCTTTATTATCAATATGTACAGATTCATTCCCTGTTAATTCTGTGTCTTTTGTTTTATTTGCAACATATTCATCTGGTTCGGTATCCTCTCTCTATGAATTATACATGGATCAACCTCTTGAAAAAGATATTATTTTAATTTTAAGAAATTATATATATTTAACATCGGGAGACCCAATTCAAATTGATACGTCAATATCCATATTGGCAGGAGAAACTAATGGGTCTATTATTCAAATAACCGATACTGATTATTCTCTACTGAATGGTGAATCAGTATTTGACGATTTTAGTATTATTTACGATGGTGAAATGTCATTCTCAATTGACACTTCTTATGTTTTTAATCCTCCAATTGTAACACCAACACCAACCAACACCCCAACAGTAACTTCAACTATTACACCAACCCCAACAATAACTTCCACCAATACTCCAACAACAACTCCAACTAATACACCAACAAACACAAGCACAATTACTCCAACAAATACGCCAACTATAACATCAACAAATACTCCAACAAATACGCCAACTATAACATCAACAAATACTCCAACTAATACACCCACCCCCACAATAACTGAAACTCCAACTAACACTCCAACTAACACACCTACACCAACAGTAACTAATACACCAACTTTAACAACAACACCAACTAATACCCCAACATTAACATCAACACCAAACTTGGTCACATCCGGATTAATTATACGATTAGACGCGTATGATGAGTTAAGTTATTCGGGTTCAGGAACGAACGTTGTTAACTTACAAACACCAGGAACGTATGACCACACATTAACAGGTGCAACCTACACAATTCTTAATGGAATAAAATGTTTTGATTGTACGACAGGAACTAATAAGGTTGTTGTAAATGGAACAGGCCCTACCTTACCAACATCGGGATATACATATATTACTTGGTCTAGATTAGATTCAGACAATATCGCATCATTTAGAACACTACTTACCACAAACACACCTATATACACGCCAATTACAATTCCTAATGGAACAAATACGTTGGGTTATTGGGATACTGAATTTAGAAGTTCTGGATATGATTTATCTGGTCAAACTGATCTTTGGGTTCAGTACTCAGTGGTCGGGGATAGTTCATCACAAACATTCTACATTAATAATATAGAAGTCGGTGATCCTATTTCTTTTGGTGCGGGTGGTACCACACATTGGACTTGGGGTAATAATCAGGGACCAAGTCAACCATTTGGATATGTTGCCAATATGTTTTTCTATAATAGACAATTATCACTTTCTGAAATAACTCAACAATATAACTTCTTGGCCCCAAGATTTATTGAAGTAACACCTACTCCCACACCAACAAATACCATAACATCAACCCCAACAGTAACACCAACTATTACTAATACTAATACTCCCACTAACACGACTACACCGACACCAACCGGTACTCCAACAAACGAACCTGTTTTAAGAAATATTGTTTTATATTATGACCCAAGTAATTTATCAAGTTACCCTGGTACTGGTACAACAATAAATGATTTATCAGGAAATGGATTAAATGGTTCAATGTCGGGTATTACATATACATCACCATATTTTTCATATAATGGAACTTCATCACAAGTTAGAGTTGATGATAATACATTATTAGAACCAGGAAGTGGAGATTGGACTATGGAAGTGTGGGTTAATCAATCGGTTTTAGGTAATGATGTTGTACTTGGAAAATTTGATAATGGAGGGTTAACTATAGATGTAAGTTATAGTATCAGAACAACTAATACCACATACTACGCTCAATTAGGTTCAGGTAGTGGTGCTGGGTCAACGTTATTTGTTAATAGTACAAACTACGTTGGAACGATTGGTACTTGGTATCAGATAGTTTATGTGTTTACTAATGTTTCGTCTAATACACTTGAAACATTTGTAAATGGTGTAAGTATAGGAAGTGTGAGCCATAGTTTGGCAAGTATACTAAACACGGATAACCCACTTTACATTGGTAGTTACAATGGTGGTGAGTATTCTCAATGGTTTGATGGAAAAATTGGTATTACTCGTTTATATAATACGGCACTTACCTCATCAGAGGTATTACAAAACTATAATGCCGATTATAGAAAATATATTTAATTGTAATTCTATATTTCAACTATTTATAGGATATGACACAAATCCAAATAAATTCCATAACGGGATCAGCATATCCGTATACTCTTTACGCTTGTGACGTTTATGGTAATCAATGTGTTTTAATTGCCACCATACCTTCTACAGCAACATTTCCATTAATCATTACATTACCACCACAATTTAATGGTGCCCCTGCGGTTGGATTAAAAATGATTGACTCTGTTGGTTGTGAATTATTCGGTATAATCTATTGTCAAGGTATTACTAAGGGTAAAATATTTGAGGATGGTGAAATATTCTTGTATATGGATGCGGAGATTTTCATTTTCCAAGACCAATAATCATTTTTACGATATTTATTAATAAAAATATATAATGGGATTTCAACGACTGACGGATAGGACAATTGCCACAGGTGTATCACTTAATGATTTAATACATATCGTTATCACTGGTGACACGTCCCAAAATCCGGCAGGATCTTCTTATAAAGCAACAATCGCACAAGTAGGTGCGGCAATCTCAAGTGTTGGCACATCAGGTACTAATGGTACATCAGGTACAAATGGAACCAGTGGTAATAATGGAACATCAGGAACAGACGGAACATCAGGGACAGATGGTACTTCGGGTTCTGATGGAACTTCCGGATCTAACGGAACAGATGGTACTTCAGGTACTAATGGAACGAATGGGACGAATGGATCAGATGGAACTAGTGGTTCATCAGGATCTTCCGGAACTGACGGTTCTTCGGGAACTAATGGATCTTCCGGAACGAACGGTTCTTCAGGTACCAACGGAACATCAGGTACTAATGGGACATCGGGAACTGATGGAACAAACGGATCCTCAGGAACTAATGGTACCGACGGAACTTCAGGTACAAATGGTACTAATGGAAGTTCTGGAACAAATGGGACGGATGGGTCAAACGGAACCAACGGAACTTCAGGGACTAACGGAACTTCAGGGACTAACGGTACTTCAGGAACAGATGGTACGAGCGGAACAGATGGTACAAGCGGAATTTCAGGAGTAAACGGAACTAGTGGTACAAATGGTACTAGCGGTACAGATGGTACAGATGGTACAGATGGTAGTTCAGGAACAAATGGTACTAGTGGAACAGATGGAACTAGCGGTACCGATGGGACAAGTGGAACTAACGGAACAGATGGAACTAGCGGTACTAATGGAACTAGCGGAACAGATGGAACAAGCGGTACAGATGGAACAAGCGGTACAGATGGAACAAGTGGTACAGATGGAACAAGCGGTACAGATGGAACAAGCGGTACAGATGGTACGGATGGTTCAAGTGGAACTAATGGTACAAACGGAACTAGTGGTACCGATGGAACAAGTGGTACCAATGGAACAAGTGGTACAGATGGAACTTCAGGTACGGACGGAACTTCAGGAACAGACGGAACTTCAGGAACAGACGGAACTTCAGGAACTAACGGTACAGATGGAACAAGTGGTACTGATGGAACAAGTGGTACTGATGGGACTTCAGGGACAAATGGAACAAATGGTACTAGTGGAACTGATGGAACAAGCGGAACAGATGGAACTAGTGGAACTGATGGTACTTCAGGAACGGACGGAACTAGCGGAACTAATGGTACGGATGGAACTTCAGGGACTAATGGTACGGATGGAACTTCAGGGACTAATGGTACAAATGGAACTTCAGGAACAAATGGTACTAACGGAACAAACGGAACGAATGGTACATCGGGAACAAACGGTACTAATGGAACGGATGGAACGTCAGGAACTAATGGTACCAATGGAACGTCAGGAACTAATGGTACCAATGGCACTAGCGGTACAAATGGAACTAATGGTACAAATGGAACTAGCGGAACTGATGGCACAAGTGGAACTAACGGAACTGACGGTACTTCAGGAACTGACGGTACTTCAGGGACAAGCGGAACAGATGGTACTAATGGGTCTTCAGGGACTGACGGGACAAGCGGAACAGATGGAACAAATGGGTCTTCAGGAACAAACGGCACGGATGGTTCAAGCGGAACAGATGGTACTTCAGGTACTGATGGAACAAATGGATCTAGCGGAACCGATGGAACGAGTGGTACTTCAGGTACAGATGGAACTAGCGGCACTGATGGTACAAATGGTAGTTCGGGAACTGATGGAACAAATGGTTCAAGTGGAACGGATGGGACTTCAGGTACAAATGGTACAAATGGTACAGATGGAACTTCAGGAACCAACGGTACAGACGGAACATCAGGTACTAATGGAACGGATGGTTCAAGCGGAACAAATGGAACAGATGGTACTTCAGGTACTAACGGAACGGATGGTACAAGTGGAACAAACGGAACGGATGGAACTTCAGGGACAGATGGAACATCGGGAACTAATGGTACTAATGGAACGAACGGAACAGATGGTACGAGCGGAACTAATGGAACAGATGGTACAAGCGGAACTAATGGAACAGATGGTTCAAGCGGAACTAATGGAACAGACGGAACTTCGGGGACAGACGGAACGAGTGGGACAGATGGAACTAGTGGAACAAACGGTACAGACGGAACTTCGGGGACTAACGGGACAGATGGTACGGACGGAACTAGCGGAACTAATGGTACGGATGGTAGTTCGGGCACAAACGGTACAGATGGAACTTCAGGAACAAACGGAACGAATGGTACTGACGGAACTAGTGGTACTGACGGAACTAGTGGAACTGACGGTACTAGTGGAACTGACGGAACTAGTGGGACTGACGGAACTAGTGGAACTAATGGTACTGACGGAACTAGTGGAACGGATGGAAGTTCAGGAACAGACGGAACTAGCGGTACAAACGGTACGGATGGAACTTCAGGTACGGATGGAACGTCAGGAACGGATGGAACGTCAGGAACGAATGGTACAAACGGAACTAATGGTACCGATGGAACTAGCGGTACGGATGGAAGTAGTGGTACAGATGGAACAAGTGGTCTTTCAGGTGTTGATGGTACTGATGGAACTAGTGGTACTGACGGAACTGATGGGACTTCAGGAACAAACGGAACAGATGGTACTAGCGGTACTGACGGAACTAATGGAACGTCGGGAACTGACGGAACTTCAGGAACAAACGGAACAGATGGTACTAGTGGTAGCGACGGAACCAGCGGAACTAATGGTACGGATGGGTCAAGTGGAACAAATGGTACTTCAGGGACTAATGGTACAGACGGAACATCAGGAACTAATGGAACAGATGGGTCAAGTGGTACTAATGGAACTTCAGGAACCAACGGAACAGATGGTACGAGCGGAACAGATGGCACGAGCGGAACAGATGGCACGAGCGGAACAGATGGTACAAGCGGAACAAACGGTACAGATGGTACGAGCGGTACAGATGGCACGAGCGGAACAAATGGTACGAGCGGAACAGACGGAACGAGTGGGACAGATGGAACTAGTGGAATATCCGGAGTAAATGGGACTTCAGGTACCAATGGAACAAACGGATCCTCAGGAACCAATGGAACAAACGGAACAAACGGTACAGATGGAACATCAGGAACCAATGGTACAAATGGAACTTCAGGAACAAATGGAACCGATGGAACATCAGGTACAAACGGAACTAATGGAACATCAGGTACAAACGGAACTAATGGTACAGATGGTTCAAGTGGAACAAATGGGACTGACGGAACTTCAGGTACTAATGGTACAGATGGTTCAAGTGGAACAAATGGTACAGATGGTTCAAGTGGAACAAATGGTACGAACGGAACGGATGGAACGGATGGAACTTCAGGAACAAATGGAACTGACGGGACTAGTGGAACAAATGGTACGAACGGAACGGATGGGACTTCAGGAACCAATGGAACAAACGGAACCTCAGGAACAAACGGAACCTCAGGAACAAATGGTACAAACGGTACGAATGGAACTAACGGGACCTCAGGTACGAATGGAACTTCAGGTACGAATGGAACAAATGGTACGAACGGAACGGATGGAACTTCAGGTACAAACGGATCCTCAGGAACCAATGGTACTGACGGAACAAACGGTACGAATGGAACTAATGGGACAGATGGTACAAGTGGTACTAACGGAACAAATGGAACTTCAGGTACGAATGGTACTAATGGAACATCGGGAACTAATGGTACGAACGGTACTAGCGGTGTTAATGGTATTTCAGGTGGTGCTGTTTATTTCTTTAACGAATCAGTAACACAAACCCCTTATAAAGAATTTTCACCAATACCGACATCAGGGTCGCAACAAACAGTTACGGTTACTATTGCGAATGGTGTAACATCAACTATTCAATCATATTTAACACCCTCAACTTATCCGAATGTATCAACCATACCTGCGGGAATTTGGTCTTTCTTCTTACACGCGTATAAAGAAAACAATAATGCAAGTTTTGATATATTCTGTGAAGTTTATTCAAGAACAACAGGTGGGACTGAAACTTTATTATTTTCAACAGACCCAGCACCTGTAACAACAAATTCACCAAACCCATCAATGGTATTATCTGATGGATTTCAAGGAGGATTTTCAATCAATACAACAGATAGGATATTTGTTAAAGTTCGAGCTACAAATACCTCAAATCAATCACATACAATTACTTTCGTAACCGAAGGTACAACTCATTATTCATATGGTCAAACTACGTTAGGTATAATTAATGGAACAAGTGGTTCTTCAGGAACTAGCGGTACTAATGGTACGAACGGAACTAATGGGACTTCCGGTACTAATGGAACCTCAGGTACGAACGGAACTAACGGTACTTCAGGTACGAATGGTACGAATGGATCGTCAGGTACTAATGGAACAAACGGAACATCAGGAACAAACGGTACTTCAGGAACAAACGGTACGAATGGTACAAACGGAACTTCAGGGACTAACGGAACTAATGGTACGTCGGGGACTAACGGTACTAACGGTACTAATGGAACTTCGGGTACGAATGGTACGAATGGAACTTCAGGTACAAACGGAACGAATGGTTCAAGTGGTACCAACGGTACTTCAGGGTCAAGCGGTACTGATGGAACATCAGGAACCAATGGTACAAATGGTACGTCAGGGACTAACGGAACTAATGGAACTTCGGGTACCAACGGGACTAGTGGAACAAACGGTACGAATGGAACAAACGGTACGAATGGAACTAACGGAACTTCAGGAACAGATGGAACTAACGGAACAAATGGTACTAATGGTACGTCAGGTACGAATGGAACCAACGGTACTTCGGGTACTAATGGAACTTCAGGAACAAATGGGACTAACGGTACTTCAGGTACAAACGGAACTAATGGTACTAGCGGTACGAATGGAACAAACGGTACTAGCGGTACGAACGGAACATCGGGAACAAATGGTACTAACGGAACTAATGGAACGTCAGGAACAAATGGAACAAACGGTACGAGCGGAACGAACGGAACTAATGGTTCAAGTGGAACCAACGGAACTTCAGGAACCAATGGTACAAACGGTACTAATGGTACAAATGGAACTTCAGGTACAAACGGAACGAATGGAACTAATGGTACAAATGGAACTAGCGGTACGAATGGTACAAGTGGTACGAACGGAACTAATGGTACTTCAGGTACAAACGGAACGAATGGAACTAACGGGACATCAGGGACAAATGGTACTTCAGGTACGAATGGAACTTCAGGAACTAACGGAACCAATGGTACTTCAGGTACAAATGGAACAAATGGTACGAGCGGGACCAACGGAACTTCAGGAACCAATGGTACAAATGGTACTTCAGGAACAAATGGAACGTCAGGAACTAATGGTACTAACGGAACATCAGGGACGAATGGAACAAATGGTACTAACGGAACTAGCGGAACGAATGGTACTTCAGGGACTAATGGTACTAACGGAACAAATGGAACTAACGGTACTTCAGGTACAAACGGAACTAATGGGACAAATGGTACGAATGGAACGTCAGGAACAAATGGTACGAACGGAACGAACGGAACTAATGGTACTAGTGGAACAAATGGTACGAACGGGACATCGGGAACAAACGGTACTAATGGAACTAATGGAACGTCAGGAACGAATGGTACAAATGGAACTTCAGGTACAAATGGAACTAGCGGCACAAATGGAACAAACGGAACATCGGGTACGAATGGTACATCAGGAACTAACGGTACTAATGGAACGAATGGGACTAGCGGTACTAACGGAACATCGGGTACTAATGGTACTAACGGTACTTCAGGAACAAACGGAACATCAGGAACTAACGGTACAAATGGAACTAACGGTACTTCAGGTACAAACGGAACTAATGGGACCTCAGGCACAAACGGAACAAATGGAACTAGCGGTACAAATGGTACGAATGGATCGTCAGGAACTAATGGGACTTCAGGTACAAATGGTACAAACGGATCATCAGGAACCAACGGTACTAATGGAACTAGCGGAACAAATGGCACATCGGGTACTAATGGAACTAACGGTACTTCAGGTACAAACGGAACATCAGGTACAAATGGAACCAATGGAACTAACGGTACGAATGGTACTAGCGGAACAAATGGTACTTCAGGTACGAACGGTACGAATGGGACAAATGGTACTAACGGATCATCAGGAACAAACGGTACAAATGGAACCAATGGGACATCAGGTACAAATGGTTCAAGTGGTACTAACGGAACTTCTGGAACAAATGGTACGAATGGAACAAACGGTACGAGCGGTACAAATGGGACTTCAGGAACAAACGGCACTAGCGGTACAAATGGAACGAATGGTACTAACGGAACAAATGGTACTAACGGCACGTCGGGAACAAACGGAACATCAGGTACTAACGGTACAAATGGAACTAATGGAACGAATGGTACAAATGGAACTTCAGGTACTAACGGAACAAATGGTACCAACGGTACTAATGGAACTAGCGGTACAAACGGAACAAATGGAACCTCAGGAACTAATGGTACAAACGGAACAAATGGAACTTCAGGGACGAATGGTACGAACGGTACTTCAGGAACCAACGGAACTTCGGGTACGAATGGAACGAATGGAACGAATGGAACGAATGGTACAAACGGAACTAGCGGAACCAACGGAACAAATGGTACAAATGGAACCTCAGGAACAAATGGTACAAACGGAACTAGCGGAACAAATGGTACTTCGGGAACCAACGGTACTAATGGTACGAATGGAACAAATGGTACAAATGGAACTAGTGGAACGAATGGTACTAATGGAACTAGCGGAACAAATGGTACGAATGGAACTAGTGGAACCAACGGTACGAATGGAACAAACGGGACAAACGGAACTAGCGGAACAAATGGAACAAACGGGACAAACGGAACTAGCGGAACAAATGGTACGAATGGAACTTCAGGAACCAATGGAACAAACGGAACCTCAGGAACAAATGGTACAAACGGTACGAATGGAACTAACGGGACCTCAGGTACGAATGGAACAAATGGTACGAACGGAACGGATGGAACTAGCGGTACTAACGGTACTAACGGAACAAATGGTACGAATGGAACTTCAGGAACTAATGGTACAAACGGTACTAATGGAACTTCAGGTACAAATGGAACCTCAGGAACAAATGGAACCAATGGATCATCAGGAACCAATGGTACGAACGGAACAAATGGAACTAGTGGGACTAACGGAACATCAGGTACTAATGGGACCAACGGTACAAATGGAACTAGCGGTACTAACGGAACTTCGGGAACAAATGGTACGAATGGAACTAACGGAACATCCGGTACAAACGGAACAAATGGTACGAATGGAACTAACGGAACATCCGGTACAAACGGAACTAATGGAACATCAGGGACAAATGGTTCAAGCGGTACCAACGGTACTAATGGTACGAGCGGGACCAATGGAACTAACGGTACAAATGGAACTTCGGGAACCAACGGTACTAACGGTACAAATGGAACCAACGGCACTTCAGGAACAAATGGAACGAATGGTACAAGCGGTACTAATGGAACAAACGGGACTAACGGAACTAATGGTACATCAGGAACTAATGGTACAAATGGGACTTCAGGAACTAACGGTACTAATGGAACGAATGGAACTTCAGGTACTAACGGAACAAATGGTACTAGCGGCACGAATGGAACAAATGGTACAAACGGAACCTCAGGTACTAACGGAACAAATGGTTCAAGTGGTACCAACGGGACATCGGGGACAAATGGAACTAACGGAACTTCAGGTACAAACGGAACCAATGGAACTAATGGTACTAATGGAACTTCGGGGACAAATGGAACAAGTGGAACGAACGGTACAAATGGAACTTCGGGTACGAATGGAACAAACGGTACAAATGGAACTAATGGGACTTCGGGTACTAATGGAACAAATGGTACTAGTGGAACAAATGGTACTTCGGGAACTAATGGTACAAATGGATCGTCAGGTACTAACGGAACAAATGGAACCAACGGTACGAATGGAACATCTGGTACGAATGGTACTAACGGAACAAATGGAACGTCAGGCACAAATGGTACTAGCGGAACAAACGGAACAAATGGTACGAACGGTACTAATGGTACATCAGGTACGAATGGAACTAATGGGTCATCAGGTACAAATGGAACTTCAGGTACAAACGGAACGAATGGAACATCAGGTACAAATGGAACTAGCGGAACGAATGGAACTTCAGGAACTAATGGAACTAATGGAACTTCGGGTACTAACGGGACAAATGGAACATCAGGAACAAATGGGACATCAGGAACAAATGGTACTAATGGAACTTCAGGTACTAATGGAACATCCGGTACTAACGGAACTAACGGAACGAACGGTACTAGCGGAACTAATGGTACGAACGGTACTAGCGGAACTAATGGTACATCGGGTACGAATGGAACTTCAGGGACCAACGGGACAAATGGTGCTAGCGGAACAAATGGAACATCTGGAACTAACGGAACTTCAGGTGTAAGTGGTTTAAATGGGACTAATGGTACCTCAGGAACAAATGGTTCAAGTGGTACCAACGGTACTAATGGTACATCAGGTACGAATGGTACTAGTGGAACAAATGGAACTAACGGGACTTCAGGTACGAACGGAACATCTGGAACTAACGGGACTTCAGGAACAAATGGTACGAATGGAACGTCAGGAACAAATGGTACGAATGGAACGTCAGGAACAAATGGAACTTCGGGTACGAATGGGACTAATGGTACTAATGGTACTTCAGGTACGAATGGAACAAATGGTTCAAGTGGAACTAATGGGACTTCAGGAACAAATGGTACGAATGGAACGTCAGGAACAAATGGAACTTCGGGTACGAATGGGACTAATGGCACTAATGGTACTTCAGGTACGAATGGAACAAATGGTACTAGCGGAACTAACGGAACTTCGGGAACAAATGGTACTAATGGAACTAGCGGAACAAATGGAACGTCAGGAACAAACGGTACAAATGGAACGTCAGGAACAAATGGAACTAGCGGTACGAATGGAACAAATGGAACTTCGGGAACAAATGGTACTAATGGAACTAGCGGAACAAATGGAACGTCAGGAACAAACGGTACAAATGGAACGTCAGGAACAAATGGAACTAGCGGTACGAATGGAACAAATGGAACTTCAGGAACAAACGGATCAAGTGGTACAAACGGGACTTCGGGGACAAATGGTACAAATGGAACCAATGGAACCTCAGGTACTAACGGAACGAATGGTTCAAGTGGTACAAACGGAACTTCAGGAACAAATGGAACCAATGGGACTTCAGGTACTAACGGAACAAATGGAACTTCGGGCACAAATGGTACTTCGGGTACTAACGGTACTTCAGGAACAAATGGAACGAATGGTACTAGCGGAACAAATGGTACATCAGGTACTAACGGAACTAGCGGTACAAATGGTACCAACGGTACAAATGGAACATCAGGAACCAACGGTACTAATGGAACTTCAGGAACAAATGGAACCAACGGTACTTCTGGTACAAACGGCACAAATGGAACTTCAGGAACTAACGGAACATCAGGAACCAATGGTACTAATGGAACTTCAGGAACCAATGGTACTAATGGAACGTCAGGTACAAACGGAACAAGTGGAACAAATGGAACTTCAGGAACCAATGGTACTAATGGAACTAGCGGTACTAACGGAACATCAGGAACCAACGGTACTAACGGAACATCAGGAACCAACGGTACTAACGGAACATCAGGAACCAACGGTACTAATGGAACTTCAGGAACGAATGGTACTTCAGGAACGAATGGTACAAACGGAACAAGTGGAACCGATGGTACTAGCGGAACCGATGGAACATCGGGAACTAACGGAACCAATGGAACGTCAGGGACTAACGGTACTAGTGGAACAAACGGAACATCAGGGACTAACGGAACAAATGGTACATCAGGAACTGATGGGACATCTGGTGTAAGCGGAGCTGCCGGAACATCAGGTACTAATGGTACTAATGGGACATCAGGTACAAATGGAACTAATGGAACCAACGGTACTAATGGGACATCAGGTACAAATGGAACTAATGGAACCAACGGTACTAATGGGACATCAGGTACAAATGGAACTAATGGAACAAATGGTACGAACGGTACTAATGGGACATCAGGTACAAATGGAACTAATGGAACAAATGGTACGAACGGTACTAATGGGACATCAGGTACAAATGGAACTAATGGAACCAACGGTACTAATGGAACTTCAGGAACAAATGGGACCAACGGAACAAACGGAACTAATGGAACTTCAGGAACAAATGGTACAAATGGAACAAACGGAACTAATGGAACTTCAGGAACAAACGGTACATCAGGTACCAATGGTACTACCGGAACAAATGGTACATCAGGTACAGGATTTACTTCAATTTCTCCAACAACAGATAATAACATATTAACCGCTAATGGAACCGCAAATTCGGCAAACTCAGAACCTAACTTAACATTTAATGGAATAACAAACCTACTAAATGTTACGGGAAGTGCAACAATATCAGATCACTTCCAAGTTACAAGAACATCAGGATATTATACAATCAACACTGATCCTGTATCAAGATTAGCGTCAAATGGTGACCATTATGGTGAATTATTATCTATTGGTGATGTAGGATTTAGTCCCGCCGTTGGACAAGTTAGATATTTATCATCATCCAACACTTGGTTGTCGGCAGATGCGGATAGCGCATCTGCATCAAGAAACTTACTTGGTATATGTACTAATGCAGTGGCTTATAACAGAGGTATGTTAGTAAGAGGTTACTTTAAAAATACGTCTTGGTCATTTACTATTGGTGCTCCGGTTTACCTATCGACCGCAGGAGATACTCTAACATCCACTCAACCAACGGGAACCGCCGATATTGTGAGAGTTTGCGGATACGCAATTGCAACTGACGAAGTTTACTTTAACCCTTCACAAGATTGGATTGAGTTAGTATAATTTATTTAATATGCCAACAGTAAGTAAAGTTAATGACGTTTTATGTGCTAATATCAGCAAAGTTGATGATATACTTAAAGCAAATGCAAGTAAAATGGATGACATTGATTTCTGTTCACCAACACCAACAGTGACACCAACAAGAACACCGGGAGGAAGTCCTGTACCAACACAAACTATGACACCAACAAGAACCGCAACTCCAACAAGAACACCACCTAATACGCCGACTAATACACCAACTAATACACCAACAAGAACTGTAACACCAACGACGACCCCAACAAAAACACCACCTAGTACACCAACAATGACACCTACACCAACAAGAACTCCTCCGGCAACACCGGCATCAACACCACCCGTTACTCCATCAAATACCTCGGCTCCAACGGCAACACCAACGGCAACATCGGCCGGATCAAGTCCAACGCCAACACCAACTCCGACTCCAACACCTTGTGTTGAAGTTTGTTGTGAAAGAGAATTATGTTATGGTCCGGAATGTGGGGAAGCTTGTTCTTGTAATACAACGGCAGTATATTACCTACACTTACCTTGTGGTGGTACGTGTAATTTGGCAAATGCCGATGGAATATTTGATGATAATCTTTGTAAAATTCCGGCGAGAGATGCCTTTTATAGTGACGGAACTGATTGTTACTATTGGGACGGATCCTCTACACTAGCATATCAAGGTCCTTGTTAATAAAAAACCCCCACTTTTTAGGTGAGGGTTAAGGATTATTTTCTATTATCAATATAGATAATTATTTCGTCATACCATTCAAGAAATCTTTCGGTCCACAATTCCCATTTGATATCAATATTATCAACAGAGAATATTTGGTAATTATCAAAGTTAGGTAATACATTATCTCTAAAATGTCTGAATTTTTCTCTACTTTCATCCGTTCTTAAGTGCCACTCACCTGAAATCTTTTTAACATTATTCTTAATGAATTCAACGTTTTCATCTCTAAAGATTTCATATTCACCACTTTCACAATCTGTTTTTAAGAAATCAATTTTTTCAATTCCATAAAGATCCAATAGTTTTTTAAAATTTATAGATTCCATATGTGTTTCCCCACCAAAAAGTTCATTAGATTCAACAATCCCGTTTGTAAAACCAATACCTTTATTTATTTGTGTTACAGGATAACCTAAGGTGTTTTTAACTAAAGTTTTAAATTCGGAGGTACTTGGTTCAATACAGAATACGTGCTTTGGTTTTTTATGTAAAATTGATTTTGTAAAAGGACCAACACTTGATCCAATATCAAATACAATATCACCTTCCTCAACCTCAAAAAATCTTTCATAAACCTTATCAATAAAAATTTCATTGTACATAACTTCTTTATGATATTGGGCATTAATGATATCTGTATTCATCCAACCCCAATCAAAAACAGGAAGATTTTCTTTTTTAAGAATTTTATTTATTTCAGAAATAACCATTTGAGATGTAATTTGTTTTGTACATTCAAACATTCTATTGGTACCTTTATGTAATGGACACCAATTCCAATCTCCCGCATCTAATTTTTCCGAATTAAAACATCCGTGACAAACATTTTCATTAATAACTCTATATGTGTCTAAAGTTGTTTCTGCCCATTTCTCACTAAATCCTGATATTAAAACTATCGGTAATTCACAAGCCCACGCTAACCAAGATAACCCTGATCCCAAACCAATAAAGAATTCGCAAGTAACAAGATCATTAATTACTTTTTGTAGGTCACCCCCTTCAAAAATAGTTACTCCTTTTGGGTAATGGTTATTCATATACCCATCCCCCTCTTTAGAATAAATCATACATTCGTATCCTAAATTTATAAGATAATCAATAACTTCTTGCCATCCATTTGGGTTATTCCAATATTTTGACTGCGCCGTTGAGTGAAATCCAATACCGACTTTTTTCTTTTTTGGAACATTTGGTAATTTAAGTTTTGGTTTTATCTCATTATATTCAAGACCTAATATATCTGTTGCGGTTTTTTGTAATGGTTGTTTTTTATAATCATTTGGTGTCATATTATAATTTACGGAACCATCTTCATTATAGAACCACCCTATTCTATATTGGGCATGAATATTCATAACAACATTTCCCGGATCAACAAATTCAATATTTGGATATTGATCAACAAATAGTTGGTTCATAAATGTCGAGACAATTAATTCGCATTTATGTTTTAATCTAAATTCCTCAACATAAGGAATCCAAGCCATTGTATCCCCTAATGATTTTGATCCGAACGATATATAAACTCTTTTTCCTTCTAAGTTAATTTTATTTTCATAAATCAATTCATCATTTTCCCACACCTCTGTTCTCCAATCTGTATAATATTCTCTATTTAATTTAATCCAACTATTAATTGATAACGTATTACTATAAATAAGATTGTCATCACCATCAAACATTTTAATTAAAAACTTATTTTCACTTTGACCTCTAAATTCAAAAAATGGTTGACACACATAATGTTGTGTATAAATGTAATCATTTTTAATTGGTTCGTTATGTCTTATTTGTTCATTTAGAACAATACGATACATTGACAAAAGGTTATCACCAAAATCAGTATCGTTTGGTATGTCATATGTGTGTTCATTATTAATAAGTTTAACTAATTGTTTTGAAATGTCTTCGATCTCACCACTAATTGGTTTAATGTATTTATCAAACATTCCCATATATTGTGGTAGATTTCTTGTTAATATTTTCATACCATAGTTAATAGATTCTCTAATAACCAAAGGATTACATTCCCAAGTTGAATTAAACATTAAAACATCGGAGGCTTGCATAAATTTATCAACATCATTTCTTTCACCCCATACTTTAACATTTGATGGTAAGTTCTTCATAATCGGACCCCAATAGTCCTCAAAGTTTGGTGCTTGATTTCCAATAAAATGGAATTGAATATCAGGATTAGATTCAACCAAAGTTCTTGCGACCTCAACACCCTCACCTTGATTTTTACCACTTGTCCATAATCCCACATTTAATACGTGAGTTTTAAACATATCCAAACCAAGTTCTTCTCTAACTTTTATTTTATGTATAAGAGGTAATTGTTTGAAATCACCATAGATTTCATTTTCCGCTAAGATAGGTGTTACTTTGTTTTCATATGGATATGTTGATAGAAATTTCATTGGGGGGGTATCTTTAAAAGAAACCTCCATATGATATGGTGTTACAAGAGAATAAGCGTCAGGATGTAATTTTTTATCTGATAGTGGGTTAAACCAAATATTATGACACGTCTCAATAATTCTCCAAGTTCTATCGTTAGAGTAAATTTGGTTTAGTAGATCAATTGGAACTTTATTAAACGATTCAAATCCATCAATCATTTCTTCTGAATGAAGAATATCAATCTTATTGTTTTTTAAGATGTCAATCAACATATTTTTTTTGTCAACCTCATCAGTTCCGCCTAACGTGAAGAAGTGATTATTTCCTAATAATTTTATAATTTGATCTCTTTGTACAACATATGTTGAACTGAATTGAGAGTATTCAACTAAAAATATCTCAATCTGATCTTTATATTCTTGTAATGATTGAATTCTTTTTAAGACGAATTGAGGCATACCCCCTGTTGATAGGTGGGGTGTTAAGTATAATAATTTAATCTTTTCCATATCGTTAAAAATAACAACCAAGTTTAAAAGTTAAAGTATTTATAAAATAAAGATTAAATGCCAAATTCAATAAAATATAGTGCGACGGCCCAAACATTGGCTCTTAAAAAGGGTGACTTTTGGATTGGTACGAATGATGTAGGAAAAGGACCTACAAGTACCTCAGGTTATTGGAATGGTATCTCACCTCCTCGTGGTGGATATACAATATATCTTAATAAGACATCCAATGGTCCATCAATATATGTACCATCGAACGACACTCAATTAATTGATTTAACTAACAAAATTGCAGGTACAAATTATACAACAGCGAATGAATGTTTAAATTATTATATTACTCAAACAGATAAATTCTTACTAGATAAAGATTATGATGCGGTTATCACTAATGGATTAGTATATTTAGTCGACAGTAGTTGTGTTTCATCATACCCTAAAAATGGATCCACACTTTACCCATTAATGAATAGTGGTAGTGTTGGAAATGGTACTTTGTCTAATGGTACGTCTTGGAATAGTACCACGGGGACATTTTCTTTTGATGGTACAGATGATTTAATTTCAATTGCGAACTCCAATAATTTTAATAATATAACTTGGTCCGCGGGTATAACAATTGCGGTTTGGTATAAGATAGATGCTCTTACAGATTTTAATAGTCAATTTAGGTGTATGATTGGAGTTGCGGGATCTGGTAGAAGTTTTAATTTTTATTTATATAGTCCAACAAATAACCCATCACAATTATATTATCATTTTAGTTCTAATTATGCCGGTGGAGTATCTAATGCCGTAACTGTAAGTACCACAAGATATCATTTAGGGGTTATAACAATTACCCCCCAAGCTCAAATATATTATCACGATGCAATATCAGCAGGATCTTTTGCTGGAGGAACTCCATATTATGATACTAATGGAGGTACTCAGTATTTAGGTAGAGGTGATAATATGTGGAAAGGTAACATATATAGATGGGCAATTTACAACCGAGCTTTATCTCAAACAGAAATCACACGAACATTAAGAAATAGTGGGCCATCATTTTTCAATACTTGTAAAACTTGTAAAGATATTATAGACACATTTCCACAACTTGCGGGATATGACGGATTGTATTGGGTTTATCCTGGTGGACCGACCTCATCACCATATCAAGTTCATTGTGATATGACAACTGATGGTGGAGGGTGGACGCTAATCGCTAGAAGTGCCCCATCAGTAAACTTAGATGGTGAAAACTGGGGTTGGAAAGGTGGTACGGTAGGTAATATAAATGATTTTTCTAAGGCATATCAATTAGGATGGGGAGAAATATGGGACGGAAATGCAACGTTTACCTCTTTCATTTTTGGTAACCAAAGAACTAACGTGGATAATAGTTGGGGTCCGTTTATTTATAAAGTATCTTCCATAAACTACTCAACATTTTTTGGTTCCGATACTCAACAATCATACACTAATTCCACAATAAAAAGTAACACTGCTGTTTACGGTACAACGGATTATCCAGGTATGCAAGGGGCAGTTGGATATACAACAACAGGTACAAATAATAATATTTACTATATGAGAGATTGTTGTGGTTATGCAGGGTATGGAGGAGGATGGGGTGGAATGGCTACTGTTTATTGTGGTGCCGCCTTTTATTATTCAGGTGCTTGGTGTGGTGGAGAAACAACAACCGGTGGAGTGTATGACTTTGGAACATATGTCTCAAACGGATTAACTTATGGGGGAAC